ATTTATTAAATAGAATGTTATAAAATTACATCTTTTAGGATGGTATTATAAATAAGGTTTGATATTTTTATTTTAATTTTATTATATTCCTTATTTGTTGATTTCATATTACCCAAACTCATACAGTAATATAAAATAAAGTATATTTTATTAGATTAAAAAGGGTGCTAATGAACTCCATCTAATCAAATAGAGTCATATTAAAGATTTATTAAATAGAATGAGATGTAAAAGGATCGAAACTTAATAAATCCCAAAGAATCCAATTACGAATATTTTATACATTTGATCGAATGTAACCCGACAGAATAGAATAATATGGAGTTTTATCATATGAAATTATTAATAAAATTGTATTCAATAATACCATAAGCTATCACATCCTAACCCATCAAATTATGTATTTTATTCCATACAATACTATGTAAATGGATCGAACCTAATTCAAATTAATCGAATCATTTATTAAATAAAATTGTATCTTAAGACATTTGACCATATTGTATTAAACATAAAATTATTATATCTAATCATGAATAGAATTTTACTCAACTGCATTGGAAAACATATTAAATAAGGTTTGTTATTTTTTAGTTAATTTTATTATATTCCTTATTTATTTATTTAGTTAAATTTAGTAAAAAGTTAACATAAAATATATAAGATATTTATTCGATAGAATTGGAATGAAATGTAAAGAATTCGGTACCAATCAATGGAAATGCATAGCATCTAATTAAAAGATCTATGACATCGCATAAAATAGCATGGAACGGCTTCGTATAGAAATAGATTCAATTAAAACGTTCATTTTATCGAATGATATAATATAAAATTGAAAGTTGTTATACCTAATTAAATAATGAATAATATACTATTTCATAATATTCAAAGGAATGGCGTCGCATCCATCATATATTGAATAGCATTCAATCAGATATTAAGAAGAAATGCTTGATTAAATTCGATCTGATCAAATTATTTATAATAATTTAACAAATTGTATCGAAACCGGTAACATTGAATCATTAATGAAATTTAATTATATTGTATCGCATTGAACTGTATTATAATGGATATAATTCAAATATAGATTGTATAAAATGCTATCAGATAGGATTTCTTTCTACATTACTTTATTCCATATCATAATACATAAAACATTATTTAATTGAACATAATTGTATAATACTGCATGATACGTTAAAAGTCAATTCAGTGAAATATAGATTGTATTGTATTATACCCAATTATACAGTGATCAATATTACGTATGTATACAATTTTACGTAATTACAAACCATAATACCCCATACTAACCAGTTGAATAATTTATAGAATTAAATGGTATTAAATAGGAACGGGTAAGATTAAAAAGTTTATAAGACCTTATTCAATTATAAAATATTGTATTAAATTGAATGTATAATGAATAGGATCGCATAGCAACGCATAGTATTGAACATATTTGCATTGTATTACAAAGTAAATATCATTGAATCAAATAAAATACCATTTTACCAAATAGGAACGTAACCGGTAAAATAGAATAGAGAATATTATGTTATTCAACGGCGCCATAACGAATTAAAATGAGTCGCAAAGAATCTTACGATTTACGGAATTATATTGGATCTCTTAGGAAATCTTTGCATTGTATATTATTGTGAATCTGATAACATAGCATTAAATTGAATCACACCATACGATAACGAATAATATTCTTTTATGAATGACATTCGATTTAACTGATTAAAATGACATAAAATCAAAAGCTCTCAATGCCTATTTTACTGCATATTTTATTTATTGGCATTGTAAAACTTATGGATGAAATATAATCGCATAGCAAAACAAGCTACCATACATTATTTAATTGTGAATTTCATTGGATAGGAACTTATTCAATAGTTTCGCACTGAATAGGATGAGATAATATTGTGCATTATATCGCATTGAATATGTTCATGTTGAAATAAGTTTAAGTTAAAAGGTAATTCCATTCTATTCGACTCAATGAGACAGGACCGCATTCTTTATCATCGCATTGAATTATGAATACCATTTTATTCAATTATACTTCACAGCATTAAATAAAATAATGCATATGATTGAATTACAACTTATTCGACCGGATCGTACTGTGTCGAATTGCTTTAAAAATGGATCGGATGGAATTATATTGAATTACGTGCTAATCAATTAAGTTTTATAGTATATCGAATTTTATCCAACTGAAATGGATGCTGTCCCATAAAATAATATTACATATGTAAATCGAATCAAATAAAATTGAATTATATCATAACGTAAGGAATTTAAAATTAATAATATGGAATAACATTCTACACCAAAACAAAATATTTAACCAAATTAAATTAAATTATTAGATTATTTAATATGATTTCATTCGGTTGCATCATAGCTCACATTGCAAATGGGTTAAACTTCAACCCATTTTAGTGAATAAAATGTGATTGCGTCGGATTCTATTATACAACATAGAATGTCATAGGATCGGATTCGATATATTATGCATTCTATTAAATATAAAAGAAAACCATGAAAGAGGAATAAATATAACTATATTCCATGGATGGGGCGATCTCATAACTCGCCCCATTATCCATTTGCTATCTTTTCTTTTTCGTAGATTGTTTACAAATCTTTTGAAAACCTTTAAGATTTTCATCATTTAATCCACGATCGTGAGCATCATGATCTCTTTTGCGTTCAAGCTGATGTATATTACCTACTTTGGCAACGACTTCACCAGTCTTTAAAGGAACCTCTCCATCAAGAAGTTTCTCCGCAGTTTCGACCATCATATCGGCCATTCCTTTTGCCATAATATTTCCTCCTCTCGCTACTGTTTTACGCAGCCTTGCTGACGTCTTCATCCTCTTTTTGTCCATCGCTTCCCTCCATTGCTGCCATCTCATGGAATTCAATCTTTTTAACTTTCCATTGGCCATAACCGGAAGCTCGTCGTGAGCCAATTCCGTGAAGGGCACTTTGGATAATCACTTTCTTAACAAGCTCGAGATCAGCAAGTGCATTGAATTGAGTACAGCTGTGAACTTCAAGTCGGTATTTCACAATAGCTCCTTTTGGGAGAATCTCAAAACGAGAGAAACCCTTAACGTCTGGAGGAACAGGGTGCTGATTTTCAATAACAATATCACTTTCTTCCATGTAATTATCCTCATCTTTCATGAGGAAAATATGATCCGGGGCAACTCGCACAGACTTTCTTAAGTGCTTTATACTTGGTCCGGATGTATTTTTAACCTTAATATAGATATTAAAGTCTTTGGGATATGCCATCTTTATAGTATCTCGGAAGGCACCAAAGAACATATAAGCTCCTTGAAAAGGTCTTCTGCCACATTGTTCATCCCGTTGAAAAACATGAAGGGGATTTGAAAAATCATTTCCAGAGTTCTGGAAAGCATCTACTGCCGCAGTTGCTCCTTCAATATCTCCCTTTTGCAGGCAGAGTTCAACCTGAGCTTTCATAATTTTATGAAGCTCTTCATTGACTGTCTTTGAGGGTTTACTGATAAGTTTAGCAGTATCCTCAGGGCGGGAACCCGAAATTGTTGAAATGTATTCACCGGTAACATCAACATAGTAAGGTTTAAATCCCCTGACCATTTTGTCAAGTTCTTTTTCACGTTCACTTTTTGTTTTACGTTTCGGTGCTGTCTTTGATGCTGCTGTTTTCTTTTCATCTGCTGCTTTTGCCACGATTGACTCCTTTCTCGTCCAAATAATCCTATTAGCACCTATGTGCTTTGATAAGTTTAGACTTTTAAAAAATAAATAAATAAAAATAAACTATATAATAATACTTATACTAATAATTAATATATATACTAATATTTTTTATATTAAAAATATTTACCGTTTTCAGTTTTTTTTAAGAACAAATAATAAACATAATAATCTACCGTAATAAGGATGTTTAACCAATGGATGAAAATACAAAAGAACTTTGTCAGGGAGATAAGGATCTCGTTGTCAGCGTTGAAGAACGTTATGGGGACAATTGTCTTATGGATCATGTTCCTTTGAACGGAGAACCTAGTCCTTCCGGAAAAACACCCCAAGGATTTGTCGAAATATATGAAGCAACTGATGATGATAAAATGAAGCTCCTTGGTAAACATAATTTAGTGGTATATTTAGGAAGAGAATGGTTAGCAGTTAGAGCAACCAAAACCGCAAATGGAAATATAACTCCGACACATGATGAATTTATAAGTTGGTTTGGAGTTGGAGTTGGCGGAACACTTCCTGGGGATCCTTTTGATCCAGTATCTCCCACTAATGAAGACACAGATTTAGATGATGCAGTAGGAATTAATGCGACGGACGCCACTTGTGCAGATTTTCATGATGGGTATTATTATAAGCATCCCTTCGACAATATAACTTTTGAGCAAGATCCTGAGAATTCAAATTCATGGTTACTTGCAAGAGTCGTAATTACGCTTGGGTCTTTGGATGCTAATGGAAATCAATTAAGTGAAGCGGGTCTTTTCACATCTCCGAGTACAGCAGGAGGAAGTTCAGGACCGTTTCATTTATTTAGTAGAGTCACATTTCCAACCATTGTGAAGAATACAAATAGGCAACTTATCTTCGTATGGTACTTATATTTTTAAAATAATGGGGACAGGGTCTGGCCACCTTGAGAAATACCCGTTTTATTTCTCTTACCCATTTTTAATATTTCTAACGGGAGAAATTAAAATGAAAATAATTACATGCAAGATTTGCAGAAAAGAATTCAAAAGTTTAAAAGCATTAACAAGTCATTTAAGAATTCATAATATTAAATCAAAAGAATATTATGATAAATATATAAAGAATGATGGTGATGATATTTGTTTAAATTATGGAAACTATAAAGGATGCAACCAATATACAAAATGGGTTAATCTTGTAGTTGGTCATCATAAATATTGCTCTGTTAAATGTATGTGTAATTCTAGTAAGTTCAAAGACAAGTCTTCAAAAAATAAACTTGGAGATAAACATTGGTTGAATCAACCAAATTCTGTTCATCCTAATAAAGGGAAGACATATGAACAACAATTTGGATTTGATAAAGCAAATAAATTAAAGAGTAATTTATCTAAGAGAGGGAAAAAATTAATAGGAGATAAAAATCCATTTTATGGAAAAAAGCATAGTGAAGAAAGTTTATTAAAGGCTCGAAATACATGTATGGTGAAATATGGAACACCTTGTTATCAAAAGACAAGTGAATTTAGAAACAACCAAAGAGATTATATGTTAAATGGAGGATTTTTAGCTGCTAGAGCTGGAGTTACTAAAATTTCCAAACCTCAACTTAAATTATTTAAAATAATTTCTAATTATTTTAATGATACTAAACTAGAATATCCATGTTTAAATTTTTCAATTGATATTGCAATTCCAAGTGAAATGATAGCAATTGAATATGATGATAGTTATTGGCATCAAGATAAACAATATGATAAGAAAAGACAATTATTAATTGAAAATGAAGGTTGGAAAGTTATTAGGTTTATAGATAATATTCCTAATATAAATGAGATTATACAAAAAGTTATTTCTATTGTATAAAAATTAATTATAAGACAAATTCACTTACTTAAGGAAGTCAACTGTACTATTCTCTATAGATAGAATAGTAAATACTAAATTTTATAGAGACTCTCATTTTAACACTTAAATATTAGGAGAATAGTATTATGGGAAGTAATATCAGTCCGGGCGTTTATACTAAAATTATCGACTTGTCAGCATATGTAGCTGAAGTTCCTTCTACAATTGGTTGTATTTGTTTTCTCGCTGAAAAAGGTGAAGACAATAAACTAAAATTCATAGGTTCTCGACAAGAACTTGTATCTGAATTTGGTGAACCAAACATTGCTACGTATGGAAAAGGTTATGGACAAGGACTATATGAAGCTTATAATTTCCTTGGAGAATCAGGCGCTATATATGTAATGCGTCCATTACCTGATGATGCAGCATATGCAAATTTAAGAATTGACGCTGTCATGGGCGCAAGTGATGCAACATGTGCCATTGAACTTACTTATGTTGACAGTCTAAATTCAGAAGCTGAAATTATTACAAACTTGGAATCTTCAGCGCCAACTTATCCATTAGGTTTCTTATATCCAATTGGCCGAGGTCAGTATTATAATAAATTGGGTATTCGTTTAACTGAAGTGGCAAATCCAATGATCAGTGACGTTTATGTTCTTGATGTTTATGAAAAACAGTCAGACGGTGATGATCAAATTATTGAATCATTTGAAGTTTCATTCAATCCAAAAGCAATGGATGATACAGGTTCTTCAATTTATATCGGAGAAGTTCTTGATCTTTATTCAGGATTGCTTAAATGGCAAATGCAACTTTCAAATGAAGAGTACACAGATGGTTATAAATTAGTTGCAAAGATTTATGATAAAGACATTGGTCTTACAACTGTTGACTTAACACCCGGTTCTGCAGAAATTGCAGATAATAAACAAGACTTTACTGATTACCAAACAAGTCCTGCAACTGGAAATGCTGAATTTATGATTTCAGCTAAAGACAGTCGAGGAAATAAGATTTGGGGTTGGATAGGACTTGCTGCTGGAGTTGACGGAGAGGTTGCTGAAATTTATAATGGCAGAGACCTTGACGCAGCTTCAAGAGGATGGGAAGGTGACACTGTAAACTTTGATGATTCTGCAGATGCGACATATCTTGTTAAGAAAGCTGACACAAGTATTGCCACAGCATTTGCTTCATCAACTCCTGTTCCATTTAGAAAAGGTTCTGACGGATCTTTACTTGATGCTTCTGGAGATCTTGATACAGCTGAAGCAACTCAGGTTCTTGCTCAAGCATATGCAGGACTTATTGATGATTCAATTCTTGACTCTGAGAATTTTTATTTCACAGTTGTCTGGGATGCTGGTTACCCAACTGACGTTAAGACACAAATTTCAACTCTTGTTCAGACAAGAAGAGATTGTGTTGCATTATTGGACAATGGAGACAACCCAACATTTAATGCAGCAATGACAAGACGTCTTCAATATCATACTTATAACAATTATTTTACTGCTCTGTATGAAGAGTATAATAAAGTATATGACCCATTTACCGGTCAGGACGTATGGTTTTCACCCTTGTATCATATGTCATACTTGCTTCCAAGAAATGACAATGTTGCAGAGATTTGGTGGGCAGCAGCAGGATTTAATAGAGGCGCCATTGAGTCAGTTAAGGAACTTCGATTCAATCCTAAGCAAGGTCAAAGAGATCAAATGTACTTGAAACAACTTAACCCAATTGTAAGATTTAACCAGGGTTATGTAATGTGGGGACAATTGACTTCTCAAGCGAAACCAAGTGCTCTTCAAGATCTCAATATTGTTAGACTTGTTCTTTATTGCAAGAGAGCATTAGAGCAATTCTGTAGATTCTTTATATTTGAACTCAATGACGCCGTTACTTGGAATAAAGTATCAGGTGAAATTGTTGAGTTCCTCCAAAGAATTCAACAACAAAGAGGTCTGTATAGCTTTAGCGTTGATGTTGGAGCAACTGAATATGAAAGAAAACGTAAAACATTTCATGTAAATGTTATTCTTGAACCTACAAGAGTTGTTGAGAAAATTGAATTGAATTTCTTCATCAAATAATAATTGGTGAATGTTTTAAAAATAACCCCATATTGGAGGAAACTCTGATATGGGGTTTTTTCCGTCGTAAAGAACAAATATAAAAAGGAGATAATAATGAAAACTGATATGGAAGTTATTGAGGAAAGTATAGAAGCTTGGGCAATTGGAGGACTTATTGCTTTAGGGGTATGGGCATTTGTTAAAGCAGTTGTAGAAAGTGGAGCTCCAGATGATCCAAAGATTAATCAAGCAAAAAAGATGTATTTGAAAAAAATAGAAACTTGTAAGAGATTATTCCCTCACTCTGGATCATCTGCTACAATTCCTACAGGTAACCGAAAAGAAGATGGAAGTTTTGATTCTATAAGTGTGGATACATTTAAAGAAAATCCAAAACAAGGTATATGTATTTTAAATGCCAGATATGAATTTTCAAAATTTATAGTTAATTATTTAAACAAAACAAGTGCTGATAAAATTTGTAGTCAATATGATGATAGAGAAAAAAATAAGAGAAATTGTCTTTCTATTATTAAAAGACAACATAATGAAGCAAAGGCAATGTTAGCAGATGCAAAGCAAGAATTGGATATGTTAAAGAAATTCGGTCAGGATGAAAAAGGCACACAGTGGAATGTGAAAGTTGGAAGACTCAAACATCTAAATTAATTTCTAAACTATATATGTAACAAGAACAAATAACTGACCCTGAGAATATATAAAAGGGAATTTTGAACAATTAATTTAAACAAGGAGGAAATTATTATGAGCGAACTTCATGAACAATATGATGGTATGCTTACTACACTCAGAGAAACATTTGAAGATTTTATGGACGAAGCTGAAAAAGGTAAAGAAGGTCGAGGAAGCAAAACATCCGCCCTTAAAGCTCGAAAACTTAGTAGTAAATTGGCGAATGGTCTTAAAGACTTTAGATCATTATCAATTGATAATGATAAAGCAAAACCTGTTCAGAAAAGAAATGCAGCTTCAGGAGAAGAACCACCTGCTTCAACATATTAAATTTTCAAATACATTAAAAATCCCTTGAGATAATTAAATTTATCTTGAGGGATTTTTTTGTACAAAAGTGAAAAATCCTCCATAAGAGTTGCTAGTTAACGTAAAGCACCAGAACAAAATTAAAATCCTTTAGGTTTACTTTAGAGGTGCTACATGACAATTATAGATAAATACTTATATGAATTACAGAAAAGAGAATCTATATTTCCTATGGACTCTATCCATTCAGGAACATTGCCTTCAGATACAGTCATATATGGAAAAGATGAAAAAAAGAAAAGCGAAGAAGAGAATAAATTACGATCAAAGGAAATTAAACAGAATGAAATTAAATAGGAGGATAACTAAATGAAAACTTCATTCGCTAGCATGAGTCAAAATGTTGCTACAAGACGTTTTGGTGGCACAAAAATAGGAGTTGCTGATCCTTATGTTACTGGATATCATTATGTATGGTTTGACTTAATTCCAGTTAAATTACCTGAGTATGTTGTAACAGGAAACTCAGGTATTTCAAGTACAGGAGATATTTCTACAGTATTGGCATCAACATGTCTTTCAGTTACTCCACCAGGAGGAACTTTAAATAAAGTTGAATTTACCGGTTTAGGTGGAATTAAATGGGCAGTGCCAGGAAATATTGATTACGGTAATACCGTATCTGTTAAATTCTTTGAATTTAATAAAACTCCTTTATTAGACATTATGCACGGTTGGGTAAAAATGATGAGAGATTACCGAACTGGTATAAGTGGTCTTGAAGATGGCAGTGACGGAGGCGGATATTCTAAGAGTACTTATGCTTGCATTATGTATTATTGGACAACTGCTCCAGATGGAAAAACCGTTGAATATTATGCCTGCTATGATGGCGTATTTCCAACAAAAGATCCTCAAGATCTTTTTACAAGTGACGTTGAAACTGTAGGAAGACTTGATGTAGAGATTGAATTTAATGTTGATTATGCATGGCATGAACCTTGGGTTCTTAGCACATGTCAGACATATGCAGATTCATTTGCTGCAAGTTATACAAATGTTGAGGAATATGGTAAGAAATATTAATAACTAATTATGTAAAACTCATTGAGGAGAAAGTACAATGGAAAATAAAGATCTCAAACATTATGCAGGCACTGTGGTTGTTGAAAGCAAACTTTCAAAAGCTTCAAAACTTCAAATGCTTGAATTTTTGAAAACTGCATCAACACCTCAGGTTAAAGTTTTTATTATGGATGGTAAAATTGCAAAACTTGATGAACAATCTGAGCAAATTGCCAATGATCGTTTTGAAGTTTATAAAGAAGAAGCTTCAACCGGTAAAAGTATTTTAGGTATCTTCCTTGCAGGTCCTCTATATTGGCCGTTATATAGATGGGCAAGATCTGCAGTTGATCAATGCAACAAAAAATGTGGAACTTTCAACATTGGTGACAAACGTAATAAATGTATGAATGATTGTAATGCTAAAGTTAAAGCAGCAATTCAATCTAAAAAGAGTGCAATTGACGCAAAGAAAAAATAGTAAGTTGATTTAAAATAATATATGAACAACTTAATTAAAATGCGAATATAAGGAGATCAAAAATGTTTAAAGGATTCAACGCTAAATATCCTGAGTATGAAGTAACGACTCCTCAGACAAAGCAAACTTTCACTTTGAGAAGTCTTAACGTGGCTGAAGAGGAAAGAATGAAGGGCAGCTTCATGAGTCCTCAAAAAATTACCGAGCACTTAAATAAAATTATTTATGAATCTCTGGTAAAGAAGCCAAAAGAAATAACTGACTTCGACTCATTTTTAAAGTTTGTAACGACAAAGGACCGCGACGCATTATTGTACGGGTTATATCATATTTCTTATGAAGAAATAAGGAACTATGATGTAACCTGTACTTCTTGTAGAAAAGAATATCCAATTACTATTAAAGCATCTGACACATTCTCTGCATCTTTATATCCTGAAGATGATATTCTCAGAAAGACTCATGAGGTTCCTCTTCCTGTTACAAAAGGGGTTACTGCATTAATCAAACAACCCACTCTTAAAGATGAACTTGAAATGTATCAGAGACAGTCTATTCAACCGGGTGCTAAAATAGATGTTTTGACCGAAGCTCTTGCTGTCGCACAATTTCATCAAGATATTGAGAAGCAAACTGAACCTGACGTTTATAGCGAAAGGTCTGACATTGTTAATGCTTATATGACTTTGCCTCCTATTGATAGGAGAAAAATAAACGATAAATATAAAGAAGAGTTTGGTCAATACGAGATTGCATTAAATATGATGTCCCATTGTAAACATTGTGGGAATGAAGATTTAATGAATATAGATCTCGTGGAAAACTTTTTTCGTATGGTGTACGGACTTTGATGGCATTACTAAGTATCGCACAATTATGGACGAAAATTTGTTTTCATGCATGGAACTTACTAAGCAACAATATTATCCAAGTCTCATGTTAATGCCAATAAATCGTTTTCATAGTTTTCTTAAATGGAAAGCGAAGTTAGAAGAAGATAAGCAAAAAGCAATGGAAGAAGAACTTGCCTCAATCAAATAATTAGTAGAGACTTATGGCAAATATACTTGATAGATTTCAAAAATCAGTAGTCGGTTCAAAAACTAGATATTCAGATTTTATCGACGTAATATCTCCATCCGGGGATTTTACGCGTATTACTGATATAAATGTTATCTTAAAGTCCTGGTTTAAAATTCTCATAACTCCAACTCGTACTGTAGATCATGATCCTGAATTTGGATGTGATTTATATAAATACGTCTTTAGTCCCGCCGATAATGAAACAATGCGTGATATAATTGATGAAGTTACATATGCAATAAGAACATATGATAACAGAGCGAAACTTCAAGGAGTTACAGTTGAATTTTTAAATAATCGAAAGGGTTTTTCAATAAATATTATTGCTGAATATGGTGGACAAACTGGGGAAATTCAAGCTGTCATTGATAAAACTACTTTTAATATATTAGGAAATTAATTATGGACGACTTTCTTAGACAAGCATCACATGACTTCTGTAAAAAGGTCTTAACAAAGTCCGTAATGGAAAGTGTTTCCTTACGTAATAAATTATCATTTGTTGAGCAAGTAAACCTTTGTGAGTATATAGATAAAATAAGTTATGAAGAATCAGTTGAATTAGTATTTGAGTTAGGGGTAAGGGACTATGAGTCAAGATTTGGAAGACTCTTGAAGGTAGGATTAGCTGCAGTGGCTGGGGGGTTTGCTGCAGCACGATTTGGTACTAAAAAAGTCGCCGGGTTTGGGTTAGGTGCCCTTTTAGGTTATATGTTTAAAAAGGCAACTGACCCATGCTGGCAAGCATGTCGAAAACAACCATCTGATAGTAAGAATATATGTAAATATATTTGCTACATGAAAGGTTGTGAATCAATAATGTCAGATATTAAAAACCAAATTGGAAAATGTGATGATACTGTAAATCCTTTAAAATGTGAGAAACAATTAAATAAAACTTTTTCTAAATGGCAAGAAAAGAGAGAAAATTATAAAGAGAAGTTGGAGTTGGCAAAAGAAGAGTATGCTAAAAAGGAAGCTACAAGAAGACTTAAACTCCGCAAAAAGGGAGCTGAGTAATGGACAAACAATTTTTAATTAACTTTATTGCTAAAAGTGAATATATAAAATCCAAGACATCATTTAAAGAACAACTTGGTATGATCAAATGGGTTAAATCTTTATCTGAGCAAGATTTAAAAATTGTTTTAAATGAAGTTGAAATAGATGCTGAAGTTCCAACTCCTGACGGTCCAGCTAAAAAAGTTTTAAGTATTGGATTTGTAACTGCTGCTGTTATACTTCCTGGTGGAATGGCATTACACGCAGCTTCTCAATATTTATTGAAAGATTTTAATTATAAATGTGAATTAAAATGTCAAAATGATAAAACAATTAAAAATAAAGCTTTATGTAGTAGACATTGTAAAACTGCTGCTTTAAAAAATATTGTAGAAAAATTAGAGAAAGAGTATAAAGGTTGTGACGCTTCTAAAGATCCAAGTAAATGTAGAAAAAGATTATTACCATTAATTAAAGAGTATACAAATAAAAGAAATAAAGCAATATTGCAATTATCATATGCAACTAAAAAAGCAAGAATGCGAGGAGATATATAATGCAGTCATACGAACGTCTGTACTGGTACATCCAAGACTATCAGGATCTCCTTTATCGCTATTATTCAAAACATGCGATTGCTTTTTTAACTACATATTATAATTTGGATAAAGTAAATACTGTCTGGGATAATGAAGACTTATTAGATGGAGCATATGAGAGAGTTGGAGAATTAACAGGAATTAAATTTAATAAATATCTTTTGCTTCCTGTATTCTTTATTACAGAAGTTTCAACCGCTTATGATGGGTCAGAGATAGGATTAATTAAAGAAGGAAATTGTGAGTTAGTTATTCCAAGTACCTATGGGATCCTTCCTTATGAGGGTGACATAGTTAAAATGGAACAAGATTATTTAAGACCTCAAAATGATATTTATCCAACATTTATGGTTACCGGAAAAGAAAAAAGTGTAAATACAGACATTACATTTTATAAACTAAAAGTAGAGTTATTTCAAAGTAAGACTACAGATCAAGTCGACGAACAAGTATCTGATTTATTTGTTTTCTTTGATTATACAAAGAAAATATATACTTATGATGATGCTACATTTTTAGCTAAAATGGTTTCGAAGAATCATAAATTATCTCTACAAACTAATAACCTATTCAACCAAAACGCTGGATTATACTTTATTTAAAGGAAGTAAACTATGGCAGATGCACCAGAAACTTCAATTTCGAGTCAGATCTATTCATCAAGAGATCAAATAAGAACTGAAATTATAGAGCTTACGCAAAAATATTTAGAACTTGAAAATGTAGATCTTACGAAAACTTCATTTCTTTCATTCCTAATAAATTTATTATCAACTCTAACAAGTAACCTTTTATTTTATAATACGTCTGTATATAAAGAGTTCTTTCTTACCAAAGCAGTACTTCCTGAATCAATTTTAAATCTTGCAGCTTTTATAGGATATTCTCCTGCTGAAGCTGAATATGCAACAAGTAATGTTCTTCTTACTTATGACTTAACATTTGATGATCCAAATGCAAATTTTACAATTCCTGAGAATTCAGAATTTACAACTTCATCTGGACTCAGTTTCTCTACATATTATAATACCGAAGTGACTGTTACAAATAACTCTTATGTATCAGTAGTTGTTACAGAGGAAAATAAAATATATAATCTTCCTGTAAGCATTGATACAACTGGAGATGAACAATTTTCATTCTTATTGCCAGTAAGACAATATGATACATCTGTTCAAGAATTTCAAATTGATGAAGATACTCAAGAATTTCAATTTGTTGTAGTTGATGTTCCTGTTGATGCAAAAATTGCCGATCTTAAAGTTGAGGTGAGAGAACCAGGAGAAACATCTTGGCGATTATATGAGGAATTCGATAGTGTGTATCTTATGTCGAATTTAGACTATGGATATGTATATAGACGTACTGCTGATGGAGTTAGGATATATTTCGGAAATGGTCTTATTGGAGTACAACCTGCACCAGGTTCTACAGTCAGAGTTACTATTACAGAGACTGAGGGAGAAAATGGTAATGTAATTGCCGGAACAATTGTAAATGGTCCAAGAGTTTATTTAGTTAACTCAGTAACAGGACTCACACAAATTGTAAATTATGATGTCAATAATACATCTCCAGCAACTGGAGGGCAGGACGAGGAAGGAATTGAAGAAGTTAGACGAAATTCAATAACGAGTCTTACAGCTCTTAATAGGTTAGTATCTGAGGGAGATTATCAAGCGACTGACGTTATAATTCCAAACTTTCCTATTCAACCAAATTCAATTCCTGTTCTTAAAAGATCAGATATTAAAGTTAATGAAATATCATTATTCACTTCACTTGATTTCAATAATGATATTGTTCCATCAAGAAATGCTTCATATGAAGTTCCTATTGATGAAACTTATATACCAAGGTCTACAGTAATTCCTATAGACAATGTTGATTTTATTACATTATTTGATATGACTTTGGATCATATTAATTCATCAGCAATGTATCATTATATAATGAATCAAATTGTTTTAGTTCCTACTCTTGTAAGGAGTTATGGAATTGTTTATAATATATCAGCTACAAAATTTACAGTTACAAGAGTTGGTGATACTGCGGTAATGTATTTAAATTATTATACTGACGAGACTGATTATGCTTCAACAACTTGTGAAATGAGTTTCTTAGAAACTGGGTCAGTATATACAATGATAAATAATACAACTGAAAAAAGATTTGAATATACATTTGATCCATATACTCTTTTAATTGAAGATGATATAAATGCTATCTTTACCATAAGCAATACAACACAGCAAGTATGTACATATTCAGCTGGATTTATATTTAGACAATCTCTTGATGATTTTATGTTATCAAATGTTGTTGATGATTCAACTGCTTATATTTCTACCATTTATGATATTCCAGTTGTTAAAAAGAGTTATTATGACTCAATCAATCAAGATGATTTTGAATTATTAGTTCTTCAAAAGATGATGGAGAATACATCATTTGCTGGACACAGAATGTTAACTGACTTTGCAAATATTAAATTTACGAATACGTCAGGTTATATGAGGAATATGCAATTAAACGAAACTCAAAAACCTCCCGTAATAGATATCATATCGAGTCCTCCCGTCTATCCTTCGTCTTTAAAGAAAGGTGATAGATACATAGTAGGAACAAACGCAACGGGTGATTTTGAGGGGCATGAACACGAAATTGCGCAATGTACAGATGCAACAAATGTCACATGGTATTTTATAAGACCAATTACAGATGATATGGTATATGTGACAAGAAAAGGAATGAAATATATTTATGCAATAGCAGGTTGGATAGTTCCTACTTATACAATTCCTCTCCAATTAGAACTTGAGGTATTTAAACGAAGTGATTATTCAGGGACTGATACAGACTTATCCAACTCAATAAAAACAGCTCTAATAGAATCCTTTTCAGATAGATTCGGATCCAACATTGCAATTTATAGATCTGAAATTACAGATGTTGTTCAAGAGGTTGTTGGAGTTGATCATCTTAGACTCACAGCGCCTGCGTCAAGTATTTTCTTTAATTTTAAATTAGAGGACTTTACAGATGAAGAGTTGTTAGATTATGGTCCGGAGTATGTATACTTTACAGAAGACACTATTTCAATCTTAGTCATATAGGGAAAATAAATGGACGAGCTACTTAATAAAGCAAAAATAAATAAAAATATACTTAAGTCTACAATTGTTAAAATTGCAGCTCAGGAGCTTACGAAATTATCTGAACCATGTTATTATCCTGAAATACATAAACACCAATATGAATTATTTAGATTAACTGGAATTAATGAAAAAGATTTAGGAGAATTTGTATCAAGATATTGGAAGGGAACAAAGTGGGCAAAATTTTTATTAACTAAAGATAAGATAACAATGTTATTAGTTTTCATTATGTATTATTTCTTAAAAGAGAAAGAAGAGAAAGCATTTGAATATACATTATTATTTTTTATGATAAGATTTTATACAAACTTAATGCACAGACAAATGAAATTTTGCAATGATGATGTATTCAAATATACATTAGATAATATAAATAAAACTCATTTGTTTGCTAGAGAGAAAACAATTCCATCTGCTATTTTGTTTTTAGCTAAAGAAATGAAAACAAGATATAAAGCTGCCATCTTAGAAAATAATAAAGAGAAAATAGGAAACTTTATTCAAGAATCAAGAACTCGATTATCACAAAGTATTAAGAGCTTTGCTACATTATATTACAAAGCTTCCAAAGAAGGAACTGGAATAAGATCTCCATATGAGGGACTTGAGGATGATACGAATGCTCATCATTTAGAAACTGAAAAGAAAAGTGATAGGTTAGTTGATGAAATTTCTAAAAAGGTCACAGTCTATAAATTTATAGATAATAAAGCTTTAACTGAAGCAAAGACACTTTCTAAAATTAAAACATCTCTTGCTATTTTAATTGCAAAAACTATCACAGATATTAAATACCAAGATAATCTAAAATCAATTTATAGACTGTTTATTAAGGATTTAAAGAATGTTAATTTATTATGCGGAAAAAGATATTTTACGTATGTTAAAAAATTAATGTCTATTAAACGAACTAATGAATTAATATATTTCAAACAACAAGTAAATGTTCTTCTTGTTAAAGTTTTGAAAGAACTTAATTATGAAGATAAATATAATAAACTCACTTCACAAAGTCAATTCAATATAAATACCTTCCTTGCATATTACGTAACAATGATATTACGTAACAATTTATGTTAACCAATTTGAGGCATTAAACTATCTAAATAATCAGATGTTGCCTTATCCTCAGCACTAACACGATCTCCCGCTTCAGTTTGAAAATTCTCAGTGTCAGTTACATTTTCAGCACCACCCATTGTGTGAGAAAATTGTTTTTGTGGAGGAACTACTTGACCAGCTGAAGTTGCGCTCGTTACAGTTTCCTTATATCCAGGACCTTCTATTTTATAACCGCTAGTTCGTCCTGCAATATTTTGTTTAAGATTTAAGTTTCTTTCATTAGCGGCCAAAGCTGCTTGACTCTTAATTCCTGGTACATATTTGCCAGGTCCATGATGTTCTCCATTCTTAGGATCTGTATACATATCTCTTGCTGTATCTTCATCTCTTAAAATATCAAGATAAGCTTCCAAAGTTGATTTATCTGGATTTCCATCATCAGCTCCTGCCAACATACTTGAATATAATCCACCAAAGTCAATTCTTATATCAACAATTCCAAGTCTTTGATTCCAAGCAATTTGTTGTTGATCTCCACCTTTGATTATAGTGATGTTGCTTATAAATGCAGCTCTTAAATCAAATAATCCTCGACATTTAATTTTATGTAAAAATGGCCAGCTGTAAGTATGACCATCTTTAGTTTGAGGCAAATTAAGACATAATATAGCAGCAATAGGACCTATTATATATTTCTCAGTTGCTTCAGCATTTCCTGGAGCAGGATTGTATAATCGGCATGTTATTGAATAAGATGGTTGAAACCCACTATTTTTCCAAATTTGTGGAAAGTCGACTCTTGCTCCTGCCATGATAGATGATAATACAGCGCCTCCTCCTTTTAAAGAAGGTATTGAATTTGCAAGAGCATTTCCTACATTTTCAACTCCTGCTTTTCCAGCTGAAACTCCACTTCCTAATGCTCCTGCCATTCCACCTGCTTCTTTTAAGGCGGCAATTATTTTATCAGCTCCCTCTCCAGCACTTCGAGATCCTGTTATTTGAGCAAGTTCAGCTGCTGCAGATGATGCAACGTCTGTAACTCTATTTAAAAAACTATCAGAATATTCATTTGAAAAAGAATCTGTTGGAAAATTATCTGCTAAAAATGCAAGTCTTATAGGAGTTGAATCTAATTGATAACCATATGTTTCAAGAAGAGCTTTATAACCATTATTTCCATCCCATGCTTTATCAAGTTTGAATAGACTCAAACCTCTTTGAAATTTAGGTAAATGAGGAACTATTTCAAGTACAGGCATTGAATTAAATTTAGCATTCTCACTTACTAATGTATCAGGAGGCATTCCAAAGTATTTAGGAAGCTGTGTCATTCGTAAAGCCATTAGTTTATATCTCCTTCTAAAATTTGTTTAGCTAATGGGTCAAAGTGACCTCTATCTTGATTGCCCATATTATTAGCAATTGATTGCATTGAGCTTGACATTGAATTTGTAATGTTATTAATAACTGTGGCAGTTGTCAATGAGTTCGTCTTAGCAAAATCATCCATTGCTTCTTTTTGAGCTTTTGCTTGTTCTTGAATAAGAAATTTAGTTTTAGCGGTATCACTTATAGCATCCTTTTTAGCAATGTCAGAACCTGAAGTTACAGCATTTTCAATTCTTTCTTTAATTTCATCTGAAATTGGAGATATTAATTCTCCAGCATGAACTTTAACAAGTCCTGTCTTAGTTACAAGTCCTCCTACTGCTGCTTGAGGAACTCCAGACATTTTAGATTGATAAGCATCATATGATGTCCAAGGTTTTGTCTTTGTTGCAGCTGATGCTTCAACATTGACTTTATCAGCTGCCTCAGTTGGAGTTGATGACATACCGTCTGCCCATTTAGCTATCTTTTCTCCAACAAATGGTATTCCTCTTAATTTATCAACTAAAAATTCTTTAATTGTTGAAAATAAATTAGTGAATAAACTTCCTACCCATTTGAATGGCATCATTACTTCAAATTTAATTTTATCCCATGCTTTCTTTCCAGCACCTTTAGCTAAATCTCTAATTTTTTCACTAAGAGATGTCATTATTTTAATAGGAAGATATATAGGAAATAATGCCAATTTCAATGTTTTCTTTGCCATCTCTGTTATTAATCCAATTCCACCTTTTTTCTTATAAGCTTCTTTAAAATCAGATATAGTTGTCTTAATAACTTTCCATGCAAATCTTACTGGGAATGTCACAAAATTATAAACTCCTTTTACCAATTTCTTTATACTCTGTGCAATGAAGTCCATTCCTTTTGCTATATTCTTTCCTCCAAGAGCTCCCATAAGTCCACCGGCAATTGCTCCAACTGCGCCACCAACTAATGTACCGACTCCGGGTATGAATGACCCAATACCTGCTCCGAGTGCTGCGCCTTTTAAAGCACCTCTTTTCGCTCCTTTCCCACCTGCTTCAGTTCCTCCCAAAGCTCCACCGAGAGTTGCTCCAAGTTTTGAAGTTCCCCATTCTTTAGCATTCTTTCTTGCTGCCATGGCATCTTTAACTGCCATATAACCGCCAACTCCAACTCCAGCAATACCCGCTGCTCCAGCACCCATTCCTCCTGCTTGCAATGCAGCTTTCCCGGCAATTGTGGCAATTACTGATTTTGCTCCACCAACTACAGCACCAAATGCAGTTGCCATAGCAGGAACTATAAAAGTTTTAAATCCTCCAAATATAATATCTTTAAGAAAAGCACCAGCTATCATAATCCATTTGAATGCTCCAGTTGTTATTTTCTTGATAAATCCAAAACCTTTATAAAGTGCATCTTTAGTACTTTGAAGAACACCTTCTAATTTATTGAGTTTATATAATTGTTGTTTAGCTAACTCAATTCTCTCTTTAGTATCTTTTCCAAATTGTTTTCTAAATTCAGCTAATCGTCTTGGAGTATTTTTTAAATAGTCAAGTCTTTCTTTAAATAATATTTTTCTTTGTTCCCACTGATCTTTTCTTGCTTGCTTTAATTCAGCTTTCAATTTTGCTTTTTCTTCTTTCATTTGTTTCTTTAACTTAGCAGTTTCTGCTTTCATTTCTTTCATTCTAACTTTCATTTCTGCTTTAGCTTTTTTCTGCTCTAACTTCATTAAAGCTTTATCTCTAATTCTTTGGATTTTTGCTTTTTGCTCATCTTCTTTCATTTGTTTCTTTAGCTGGAGAAATTTAACTCTTCCTTCTAATTTAGCTCTACGAGTTTCTAATCTCTCTTCCATCTTTTTCTTCTTAGCTTCTAATTTGGTTTGCCATTTCTCTCTATTCTTTTCAATTTTTAATTTAAGATCTTTGACTTTATTAAGAGCTTTATTTCTCTTTTTCTCAACCTTCTCTTGTTGTTTTGCTATCTTCTTTCTTTTTCTCTCCTGTTGCATTTCAAAACGATGTTGCTTGTTAAAGAAATACTTCATTATATTTTTATGTTTACCAAATATTTTATCTTGAGCTTTTCTTATTTTAGATAATCGTTTTTGTTGATGTTTGAGAGCTCTAGAATCCCAATATTCTTCTATCTTCTTTCTCTTTTTAATACCATCTTTAGCGATTGTATCTAAAGTTCTTTGGCGATTCTTTTCACCCTTTGTTTTAATCTTTTCAATACCTTTTTCAAGCTTCTCAGCTAATTTGGTTTTAAAATTAGTAAACCTAGTAGTTCTCTTTTCTATAAAACCTTCAATGCGTGTTGCTATTTTTGTTGAGCGTTTAAGATGTTTTTGATAATCCTTTTCCATTGCGGTAAAGAATTTATTATCAAATTTATGCCATTTTTTTCTTTTCTTTCTCATCTCCTTATCATGTTTCTTTTGTTGACGTTCTAACTTCTCTTCGTATGTTAATCCAATTCCAAAGAATCTTCCAATATTTCTAAATAATCCACCTACTTTTCCAGCTTTTTCTTTTACAGATTCACCATACATCTTAGCTTCGTCTTTTGCATAACCATATCGCCATTTAGCTCTTTCTTTTTTCTGATTAGCAGTATCTTTAAATATTTTAGCAGATTCATTAAAACTATCAATAAGACTATTCATCTTATCAGCTGGTAATACCATTTCTCCTTTATGAGCATATATTGGACCAGTCCTTTTTAATAATCCACCATCTGCGAGAAATGGCATTTTATCTCTAAGCATTCCCCCATACATCTTAGCTTCGTCAGCACCATATCCAGCATACCATTTTGCTCTATCTGCTTTCTTTTTGAGATTGCGATTCATTTCAGAAGCTTTGTCCTTCATTTTTTCTTTACCCATCTCGCCATACATTCTAGCTTCATCAGCACCATAACCTGCGTACCATTTCGCTTTCTCTGCCGCCTGACCAGCTTGTGTTCTATAATCTCGAGTACTTTCTTTACTAACACCCATTCCTTTAAGAACTTTTTTCGGTGATAATATATGCAATAAAGTTGTAATACCTGCTTTATCAAGAGATTCTTTATCCAATCCTAATCTTGCAGTTAATTTAGCAAGACCAAGTTCACCAAGACTTTTCTTTTCTTTTGGTCCACCCTTCAGTTTATTTCTAATTCTTGATGCAACACTCCATTTATCTTGATTCTTTTTATCTTCTTCTTTCCATCTTTGTAATAATACATCTCCAGATTCTCCAACAGTTCCTTCTGTAAGAGTTTTTAGATAAAAGATTATTTTATCTAATTTTTGCATTTGCTGAACAAATGTAATATTTAAGATTTGACTAATATTTTGAAAATTATTTAATCCTTTAGGAAGATATTTTCTATATCCACCTCTCATTCCAAATAAGAATTGTATTGGAGTAAATATACTTGTCTTTAAAATTTCAGAAACTCCAAGTAAATTTCTGAATAATGGATGTTCTGTTAAAACTCTCTGCCAAGCGATTTTCATTCGAGATGTCATTCCAACCATTGCAACTTTCATTTCAAGAGTTGCCTTTAACATACGATTTTCAAATGATTTCTTCTTTGGAGATCTTGCTTCTTTCCATCCTGCTATAAAACTTTTAGTTAAAGATCTATTCATTTTTTGCTGTTCACCAACGAAGTCTTCCATTGATACAGCATTATCTGCCATTACTTTAATCAACCCATGAACAGATGTTCCAGTAGGTGTATCAGCAACTCTCCTCATTCTTGTCATTGCTTCAGCAATTTGAGGAAGTTTTTCAATTGGAGTTATAACTTCTCCCTTATGTACTTTAACAACTCCAGTCTCATCTACATAACCACCTCTGGCAGCTTTTTGTATAGGTTTCTTAAATTTGCCAGTAATTTTATCTTTAGCATCTTTAACTGCAATTGCAGTATCCCCAAGATATCTTTTAGACTCATCTGAATATTCAACTTTTCCAGAGCGTGTAAATATATCTGAAACTTTATCTTTAGCTGTTCTTAACATTCCTTTTGAAACTTGAAATGCATCTTTAACAGCATCTCCTAATCTAAGTTTTATTCTATCTGCAGCACCTTGAAATACATCAGTTTCCATGAATTTTGCTGCAAAGTATCCAAATATAGGAGTTGATTGAGATAGAGCAGTTGCTACCATATTTTGTTTATTGTAATTCACATCTTCGCTTATTGCTTTACCATATTGTTTCAACATATCTTTTGAACCAACTGCGGTTGATGTGGTGATCTTTTGAGTTCCAACAGCTAATTGCTTTATTGTATTATTCATGCTTCCAAGAATTTTAGAAGTCGAGGATGCTAATTGTTTATTTGATTTCGTACTTGAATCAATTGCTTTCGCTGCATACTCTGCTCTTTTTTTAGACATGGCTTGAAATCTCATGACAGAGTCTATACGATCTTCCATGGATTTAATATCTTTTTTAGTTTGCTCTTGCATCTTCATAGTAAATGAAGATAAAGAACTAACTTGACTTGCCTGCTTTGCTTCTAACTTTGTAGACTCAGATGCAGGTTTATCATTTATATTAGTCGAATCGGCCATTAATCAAACTCCTATAATTTTGAAAGTCCTGAATATATTTTTGATGAATATGAAGAAGGTATTTCAGATAAAATTGCAATGACTTCAGATGGTATATATAACTCTTGATAAAACATACTATTAACATTTGTAATCTTATTTCCTACTAATGTTTTATAAGAATTAATTATTGGTCTTACTACAGATGCATACTTTTTATAATAATTATTTGAAAATATATTAAAATTAATTACTGATAAAAGTATAGCATTTACAATAAGATCTGCCATCATATCAAATTCTTTATCTTTTAATACAGATAAGGATTTAAATTCATCAAGGTGTTCTCTATATTTTTTAAATAGAGCATATGATAATTTAGATTTAACATCAAAGTTTTGATAAATAAAATTAGTAAATTTATCAACTCTTGGTTGTTTGGTTAACTTAAATGCATCAACAAAATAATTTTTATAAAACTCTGTATATATTGGTTTAAATGAAGATTTAAATTGAGCTGGTTTTAATCCAACCATTAAATGACACATCTCATGAATAGTTAATACAGCTAACCAATCATTTGAAGCAAATCCAAATGAGCTTATATTATTATCAATTAATACAAATATTTTACCATGTTTAGGAGCATAAAATGCAGCTCCAATTTTCTTATGAGCTGGACCGAAAATCTTAAACTTATAAAACTTTAGTATATTTTTATTCATCCAACATGGGACAAGTTTCTTATTCATAACTAATCGAGTCATTGTCTTCATCAATGGTTTTGCTCTTGAAGATTCACTCATAGATTTTAAGAATGATAAATTCAATGAAGGTGAACCAAATAAGTCCTCTCCATCAAGAGATGCAACCTTTTTGAGACCTGTTGGAGCAGCAAAAAATTCCTGCAAAGTTTGTTGATTTTCGCCTAATCTATCCATAATTTCTCCATATATATTAAATACAATAATAAATTATTGTTTGGAATTTTCATTAATGTATTCCGTACATTCCTAATACGTCAATGACTCCTTGTTCATCTCTATTTAAATTCTCACCATCTAAGTTAGCTTTAATATGTTTTATCAATTTAGCATTACTAAATTCAGTTAAAGATAAGTCATCATTCATACCCATAATATTTGAAAATTCTTGCTGAACAAGAGTTGATACAGATGTATCAATTAATAATGGTGGGTCATATTTTCTTACATATGTACAACACGCAGTTGCCATTACAATATCATCATGACAATCACTATCTGCTTCAACTCTTCCACTTGATTTTGACACAAGTCCAACTAACTCTAATGCTAATCTTTTTGAATTTACAATTTCTGTGAACTCAGTAATGTATGAATATAATGAGTCGATCATTAATGGGCGTGTCTTTGAATTTGTACTGAGTCCAGGAACAACTGTGTTCTTTCCTCTTTTCTCTTTATAAACCATAGTTGAAAATTCGCTAGCATTCATATGTTCAACAACTTGGTTTCCATATGAGTTATTTTCAATTACACATAATCCTGGATATTGAGCACATGCAACTTTAACAACTTTAACAAAATCTAAGACTTTACATTTACCTTGATATTCCCATACCTGCTCCATAGTTTGATAATCATAAACTGCAATTGCTGATTTATCAAGTCCATGTTCAGGTGCTGTATCAACTCCAATTATATAATATCTTCCTGGAATAGGTTGTTGAAATTTCCATATTTCTCCATTGAATATTTTAAGTCTTTCAATTGGTTCAATTGCTAACTCTTGTAATTTCTCAATTATATCTTCCTCAAAGAAAGACCCACTGCTACCAAGGAATTTCAATTCAAGCTCTTGTTGGATTTTCTTTGGGTCATTATCAAATAACTCACATTGTAATTTATACCAATCAGGATCATCAGCTAACTCAGCAACATCTTGCCAATGAATTGTGAATGGTTTCATAATGCCATCACCATTTATAGCTTTTGTATATCTCTCAAAAAACCATTTACCAACTCCAACTGTTTTATTTGGTGTTGATAATACAATTGTGCCATAAGGAACATTATTCTTTCTTGCATGCATTTGATTTGTTGATAAAGCAGGTACCATTGAAGTCCAAGCATCATCAACCTTATTGACGAAAGCTGCCTCATCAATTATTAAGAATGTAATTGCCTTACCACGAAGAGTCTTCTCTGGAGCATTTGGATTTACAGTTGAAGCATATACTTTTGATCCATTGGTTAATATAAATGATTGTTCAGTTCTCTTTGCAAATCCAGGACCTTGAACACCATTTTTAGGTTTCATCCATAATGGGAGTTTTTCAAACATTCCTCTTGTTGTTCTTGCAAAGTCTGTAGCTTCTCTTCCATCTTTTGAAATAATACCAACAACTGTGTTCTTATAAAAGGTAACTAACCAACAACAATATGCTTGGACAATTGTAGAGATCCCTATTTGTCTACTTTTAAGGACTAAAACCATTTTATCTTGTGTAATTAAATCAATAAGATTCTTTTGTGGTGCATATGGTTTAAGTAAAACGTCCTTACCTGGCATTTCTATATAAATATAATTACTGCAAAAATAATCAAAGGATTTCTTACACTTATAATACTCCAATACAAATTGTTGCATTTTAGTTACTTGTGCTGTCGCTGCCATACACTCTCCATATTACGGATTTTTATTTTGTTCTAAAAAAAAATTTAGAATGGATTCTTATGCTATATATATTAATTTATAGAAGGAGTGAGTTGGTTTGATTTTTTAATAGCAACTCACATAAATAATAACTCTAATTTTTGGAGGTTTTATGAGCGAGGTCCTTGTATTTACCGAAAGGACACATAAGAGTAAAAGGAGGTGGACTGAAACTGATTCAAAAGAAGTACCAAGAAAAACCACGAATTTAAAAACAGTCAAATTAGAACCGGGATTAAACACTGCAATTTGTCCATATGAAAAATGTAATGGGTTAATCACTCCAGACAGAATCGTGGGAAAACGATTCGTATTTAGCGACAAAGGTCACTGTACAAAATGCGACCGAACTGTATTAATTGACTTTGGAGGAAACCGTGCAGGTAGGAACGAAACTAAAAGTAGAAAACTTTCAGCTGCACTTAAGACGCAAGCTAAGTTTTTTGACTAACGTATGCACATAAAGTTTTGGAAGGAGGTGACGCTATAATGGTTTATCTAATAAACCAACTAAAAAGTTGTACGAGTATCAAAAGAAACCCCGTAGTATAGAGGAGGATTAGGTTATGGCAAATGCCTAGTCATCCTCATTAACCAGGATGATTGGGGTGTTGGGCGCTGCCCAGCACAAATTTTTGTTGTATCTAAATTGTTTTATTTGAGCGAATTAAATTTATTTTTGCAGTTGATTGCCATTCACCTTCTCTATGAAATACAAGATCACTTGATTTTAAAATATATTTCCCAGTAAGATCAACCATTTCTTGATTTCCAGAATTGACTTTAACAGTTCTTCCAACTTCCATCAATCTCATTATTGGTAAATTTTTTTCTAAATCTATTGAAAGTCCTGCCATATTAGAAAGAGAAGGAGTCATTCCAGCTATTGCAAAAACTTCATCATAATCGTAACCTGTGTGATTATTATATACTCTATGTCTATCATCAATAACATTATCAATGTAAGGTTTTGGATTTTTAAATATCAATCCATTGTCTGCCATAATTTTAGTTACGTCATGATTAATTGTATAAGATAAACTATCTCTTGGTTTTACAATATAATGTTGCTGTTTACCCAATGTTGTAAATTTAGAGTTCCCAGAATAATGACTTTTGAAATCTGAGTATGTATAAAAGTTTTTACCATCACTACATTTATCTATAATATCATCATCAACAGCATCCAATGCTAATTGATAAACTGTGAATGTTTGATTCTTATCAAATTTTTTGTTTAAATTTATCACAAAGAGTTTATTATCTTTATCAATAAATTGCACTACAGGACCTGAAAAAATTCCAAATGTTTCATCAATATATCTAATTGATTTCATTAATGGTTTTGGAGGAATAATTACTTGATCAATAACTAAAGGATTTACTCCATCAGTGTCATGTTCAATTTTAGCATTTGTAAATGTCTTAACAATATCTTCAACAATCTCTTTTGCCGTCTTCTTTAAATATATTTTATTCACAATTGAGGTAGCTGATTTAAATGCAGCTCTTGGCACTGTTACAAAACTTACAGGAACTCTGTCTTTCTCAACACCCTCCGATTTCTGTTTTTTCATTGTTAATGGATAATCCGAAGTTACATACATTAATTCAAAATCAATTTCCTCTTTTGGCATTGCGGAGTTTTGCTCTAATAATCTTACCTGAAGTTTTATCTTATCCTGTCCATACATCTTATCCAATATAATATCATTTTGATCTATGAAAACATCAAAGAATATAGTTTGATAAGGAACCGTAATAGACGAAACTATACGGACTCTAAATATGTCAGCAGAATAATCTCTATTTTTAATTATCAATTGAAAGTCCCATCCCCTTGTTGGGGTTACGACTCTTTCACCAATATTCTCAGGCATGAATATAACTCCTCTTTTATTATTTGTTCTGCAAAAAAAATAAGGTTCCCTAAAGAAGGAACCTCATTTCAATCTATCTTATGATATAATTAAATATCACTGAATTCAAACTCTTCTTCCTGTTTCTTTTTAATAGCGTCCAACTCTTCTTTGGTCACTTTTTTACAATCCCAATAAACAGGAGCTCCAGCGTTTAACCAGTCTTCTACGATCTTTGATTTGCATATAACATATTTGAATCCAACTTTTTGAATTTCTCTTGTGTATGTTTTAACTTCATCAATAATCTTAAAAAACTTTTTAATATGATCAGATGTTGGAACAACTCTAGAAACTTTTTCTTTCTTAATGTCAGGTTCGATTGTTAAGTATCTTCCTAAATAAGAGTCTGGAATATATACTGTGATTTCTTTTTGACCTCTAAATATACCTGCTTGTCTTGCTTGATCTTCAGTTAATTCTAAAGTTAAACACATTGTACATGAAGGACATGAAATGCTGGCATCAATGAGTGATAAGTCAAGATCAGGCATATTGATATCTCGTCGAAGATTATCAACAGCATCTAACCCAATATTTCCCATTGGATAATCTATAATTCTTTTTCCAAGTTCATTGGTCAATTTAATTGTGAATTTCATTCTATTATCCTCTTTGTTATGCGATGTATGGACATGAAGTCTTCTCATTGTTTCAAGCCATACATCGCTAACATAACTCAATTTAAGCTGCCTCTTCCAATTGCTGAGCAATTGTTCCATTGAAAGATTCAATTGCATCAACCATCTGTGCAGGAACTGTCAATACGGACTCTGCCACATTCTCAAGTAATTTCTTTGCATTGAGATTTGTTTCCATTGTGGAGAATCTGGTAAGAGCATGAAATATATTCCAGGATGTTTTATTTGGAATTGATTCAAAATACTCAGAGATCATAGCATGTCTTGTTTTCCCGGCGCCGGTCTTTTCAATCATTTCAAGAACTTTCATAGCATCATCTTCAGGAATTACTGAATTGAAGTTCTCTTCAATCATTTGACCAATGTTGGTAGAGAAGATATCAACATATCCGGAAACAGCTCCAGTCATCAATGTCGGGGCACTGTTTACATGGACTTGTTTTAACGTAATCATCTTTTTATCAAAACCAAAACCATTACGACTTTCAATTGCTCCAGCTTCATATATGGAGAATCCGAATGAAACACATGCTTTGGCAGTTCCATTATAGCTATTTGAAAGGTTTATCTGTGGACGAACTGTGCCAACATTTTCCATTGTGGTCGGATGTTCAATAACCATTTCAGTCATGAAACCTGTAAGATTAGGAAGTAAAATGGGATATTCTCGAAATACAGCTTGGCCGGCAGCAGAGATGGAGTCGCGAATTGTCTGTGCAAGAATGTCATTACCTACGAATTGGTAAGACCCAGAGATGTTTCCAATATAGCGATATCCTTCCAATACATCGCCTTCCTCAACATCAACGTCAAGAGGTTTTACAAAGATTGCAAATGTAGGGACGTCGTGTCCATCTTTTTTGGTTGCAAGTTGCATATATTTAATTGCAGAATACTGATCAACGTATGAGTAGCAATTATCTCCATCGTCATTAAGTCCCATTACTTCATGATTTTCACTGAAATTTGTTTCCATTTTATTAAGTTCCTTTCGTTTATTCTCTATTAATATTATTCCATCTATAAAAGAGACTCATTGTTTTCAACATTGTACAATGAGTCCCTGTAAAACTCTAAATAATTTATTTTTAAGTATATTTATAACACCCTGCTTTCAACTATGTGCAAACAATGTTATACATTCTATAAATTATATATAATCTAAATACTTCTATAAAACAATCTAATGTATTCTTTATAAGTTATCTAATATAATTAATTTATCAGCTCAAGCAAATAGGTACCCCTCCTTCCTATTAATCCATTATTATTTTTTCTTAAGAATTACTCTCATATACCAATCTCTGTTATCCAATGTCACATGAGCAACATCTTGAAATTTCCAGAAATCCTCAAGCTCGACATAATATCTAACCAGAGTTTTTGTCCATATTGATCTATGAGGATCTTTTGGTGTATTAAAAAGTTCAGTATGTGTATCAATCATATCTCGATTGAATTGTGCCGCTGGTCCATTTGGATCGATTTCATTGATCTTCTCAAGTATCTTTGAGAAATCAGGTACTGTAAAAGTCAATTCCCCATTAGTGTTGAGTACTTCTTTGCATAAGTAAAATAAGTAAGGAAGTTTATCATAGTCAATATGCTCGAATACTCTGTTAGCAATAATATCGTCAAATGATTCATTGCATTTTTCAAGGAATTTAAATATATCTCTTCCTATGAGAGTTATATTGTCATACATATAACTAGGTCCTCTCTCATATGAAGAATCAACACATGTCGCTAATACTTTTGTTTTCTTAGAATACTTTTTCCAATGTTTTCCTGCTCCAAGTTCTAAGATCTTTTTAGGTTTTTTCTCTTCTTCACACATCTTCATCATCCTCTGTGTAATATCCGTAATAATAAGGTATCAAAACGAATAATATAAAGGTTAACACGATAGATATACCCAATAGGATAGGGTTATGATAAACTATCGCTAAAGTGGTCAATACACAGGTTGCTAGTTGAAATACAGCTGGCCAATCTATCATTTAGTCATTTCAAATACAATCGCCTTTGTAAAAGGCATTAAATAATAATCAAAATACTTTTGCCTATCAATGTCATTAACATCCATCACTCTTGCAAACGATGGAGAAACTTCAATTTGTCCATAAGCTTTTAAGAATAGATAATTTTTATTTCCTGCAGGAATACAAAATAAATTTGAATTCTTAGAGAAAACAATTTCATCTTTAATTCTTTGTAATGCCTTAAACGTTGCAACTCTATCTGAGAAATTACATCTGATAAGTTTCTTTAACATTAAGTCAATTTCATCATATCTATGAGCAACTCCTTTTATAGTCGCTTTATTTCCATCATATGCAAGATAACTGTGTCTATCTATAGATGATAGGAAATATTCATAAGTCTTCCTTAAAGGTAAGGGAATATATTTTGTAGTCGTTTCAACTAATCTTCGTGTTGTGATGATTCCATCATACTGTCTTAATACAATTTCATCATCTTTTATTCTATTTCTTAAAATATATTCATCTAAAGTTGCTGACGTTATTTGTCTTAATATTTGAATAAGTCTTGGATTATCTTTCATCATTAATCCAATGAATTTATTTCTTTCAAATTTATCCTCAGGGATTGCTGAGACGTCATATCCAAGACTATTCAATATTGTATAATGACATGATTCAATATCATATACATACACATCACGTAAAAGAAACCCAAGTGATGGATTTATATTCATTTATGCAACTAAGCTGATTATTGCATTATCAATTTGAAGTAAATGATTTACATCGACTACAGTTGCAATCTTTGCATGGAAGAATTTTATTACATCAAGATTTGTCTCAAGTCCTTCCTGAAACTTTTCGATTTGTTTATATCGAAGAATGAGATCTTCCATAGCAACCTGAGCAGCAAGTTTTTCATCAAGGTCATCAGGAGGAAGAATCATGTCAAGACCTTCATCATTCTTTTTAAGTTTTTGGATTGCGTAAGGTATCAATACATCATCACCTTCTTTGCAAAATACAACGTGTCGGGAAGATACTCCATAATATTTAATGAAAATTCCTTCAACAGGAGTTCCATAAATAATACGGAATATGTTATGATTAAAGACACTCATATCGACGCCGGGTAGATCGAGGACTGAAATCTCATTTGCTTTATCAAAGATCCTTATTTTTCTATCAGGAACTTCAACATCATTTTCCATTGATACGGTTCCGTCTGGATGAGGAACTGTGATGATAAGATCTTCTTCAGGATTTACTCTTTTAATCTTTGCTTTGACATGAGTTACATTATCTCCAAAGTTTTCTTTATTACCTACAAACCATGGAAATAAGGCAGTTACAGTCACGTCAAAAGATGCTTCTTGTTCGTCTGGTTGTTGAGTTTCTTCCCCAGCTTCAGTAGCTGTTTCCTCAGTTGTTTCCTCAGGAATTGCTGCTGCTTCATTTGCTTCAGGATCCTCAGTTACCATTGCTGCCAAATTGTCATTCATTCTTTTTTCTCCTTTAATTGATTCGCGTTTTGTTTAATACCCACCTTTACAAGGTTCTGCTGAAAATCTTTTCTTTCCAGCATTTATATAACAGACTTTATATTCTTTGCCTGCTATCATAAACTTAGCACCCATAGGAGGTAAAACATCTTCTTTATTCTTTGCTATTTGTTCTTCGTTTGCCAGGTTGGTTTCATAAGGCATTTCGACAGTCTTTATATTTTTGTCTTTCATTGCCTCTTTAATTATACTTGCATTTGAGTTGTCTCCAACCACAGCAACCTTAATAGGTTCTTTATCATCTTCATATGGTTTATTTGCAGTAACTTCTTCAGTCGTTTGAAATTTTCCAGAAATTGTCTCTTTGTCAGTCTTTTCTGCAATTGTAATTTCATTATCAGATTTTTCCTCAGTCAATGTAAATCCTCCTTAAATCTTCCATTTTGGTTTAATGTCTTCTCCAAATCTCCACATACTTGGATTAATTGAAGTAAATGTTTCAATCGCAGCTCCATGTAAAGCAAAGTTTTTAATAATTGCTTCATATGTTTTAACTGGAGCAGTTCCTTGTATTTCATGCTCTCTACAGTTTCCCAACCATGGTGGTAAATCATTGTCCCATTGTTGAGCATACATATTTTCTGCTTTTTGAACATACTCTCTATGTAATAAAAGAAAGCTAGCGAGATTTAAAACTGAGATATTTTTATAATCTCCAAATACTCGCTTTTGATATTCTCTTTCTTTTAAATATAGCTCTATCACCTTATCAGATTCCATTCTTTCTCCTTAAAATGTTAATCGTTCACTTACACTTATCTTTGCAGATTGGACTTTGAATATATGTCCTTTCTTTTTTCCTGTTAACATCATTACCACAGAACCATAATCATTATAAGTATGATTTTTAAATTTTGTTATTTTATATCTTTCAAGAATGACTGCAAATTCTCCAACTGCATAATTTGGAAACTTATTAGGAATCGAAGTTCTGAATTGAAATACATCTCCTTTTCTCAATGTCATTTTTTCACTGTCAACAATTTCATAAGTCTTAGTATATTCAATTCCATCACTTTTGGTTTTCATCCTATTATATGGATTCCACATACCTTTAATCTTTTTTCCTAAAGGAATTCCCCATGTTGGTCTTTTCATAAGGTTCTCCCAGAAAGATGTTCATCTGATAATTCTTGAATCTTTTCAATAATGTCTTCTATTACAACTTCATTAAACATATCTGAAACAGTCTCCATCTCAGTATATAAATAATGAGCTATAAAGTATAATAATTCAGTTAATGTAAACTGTCCCGATGTATGAGTAACTCTATTTTTAGAAATTGTAATACCATCGTTACTAAAACCAATTATTATATTTTGCTTTTCAACCCATTCAAGCATATTATTAAAAGGAATTGGTGACGATGGTTTTACTTTTGGCATCCCTAAAACTTCTGACAATTTCTTTCTAAATCCTTTTTTAGTATTATAATTAGAGATAAAAGCTTCCGTTGAATCCATTGAGAATTCCTTTCCAGTTCATAGCAATTGCCTCACTTGTATGAATACTTTCCTCATGAACACATTTCACTATCCAATCATAATATTTATCATTGTCATTTAATGCTTGACTTATCTGTCTTATTGCATCTTCAACAAAGATTGGATTATTTGCCGCGATTTCAGCAATCTTTTGTTCATCAGGTCTTTTAATAATTGGATAAGGTAATGTTGCAATTGAATTTTCAACTGTATCAATTACATCTTCCAACCAGACATAATTAGGTTCTTTAGTTTCAACCAATACATGAGCAAATGATCTTTGTGCATGAGGAAACCCAGTTTTAGCTTGGTCTCTTAAATGATTACATAATTCAGATGAACATGGACAATATGATGCATATTGAACTGTAACCCCTTGATAAAATTTAAATTTGTCTACAAATTCAGGACCTAGATATACTTCACTCACCTGTCCTTCAAAACTACATTTATAAAATAAAGGAAATGAATTTAAAGAAGCTGGAGATTGTCTTATCTTAGGAAATTTAAAATCAAATTTCATATATGCAGATGAAGTTCCCATATTCTTTTTCATGTCTTTTAATATGTCATAAATCATTTTATGTTTTAGAGGTTTTCCTAAATAATCTCTAAGAGTTCCAATAAATCTTGACATTGAAACACCTTTGACATCTTCAGCAATATCTGTCCTCATTGAAACATTTGCATTGAGAGTATGAAGTCCTGCCAATCCATCTCTGGATTGAAGAGTAAATGGAACTTCAACATTTTCAACTCCAACTTGTTGTATTGGAATTTCGATCATTGGTCTACTTTCCTGAATATCAGGAAGTTCATCTACCATATTTCCTCCCACCCTTCCGACGATTTATCAGTTTCTGGATTTTTCTGAACAAAAACGGAAGTTAATTTAGATGGATGGTGAGCAACAGACATATGTCCGTTACTCACCATCACTGTTATTTTTGGTTTTAAGTCTTTACCTACTGCTTGAATATTTTGTTGATATAAAGTATCTGTCATATTTCCTTTTCGTACAAACCCTGAAGCAATATTATCATCATTTATAAAGAATGTCATTTCATTAATAACATCTTTTTGCTCATATCGCTTAAGTATGTTTAACATCTGCTCATATATGTATCGTATATCTTTCTCGGCTTGTATAATTAGCTCGTCATTTTTCATATTTAATCCTTTGGATCAAGTCCTACACATATTAGAGATGATTCAAATAAGAGAACTGACTCAGCAATATTGCATCCATCATCATCTTTATCTGGGTCAAACTCTGTAGACTCAATCTCTGCTCTGATATATCTATTTTTCCTATCAATGCAGTCTGACTTCGTAGTCGTAAATTCATTTAAGTTTGTGGCAGCGTCATGACCTATTAAACATGCCATTTCCATTTCTCCAGATCTCTGCCCACCTTTATTCCTTCTTCCCCCAAGAGGTTGCAAAGTCTTTCTTGAGTAAGATCCAATTCCTCTTGCTGCTAATCTGTTTTCAGCAATATGGACCATTTTAAAGAAATATATATACCCGACTGCGATATCATTGAATATTTCACTTTTTGACATTGGATCAAGTAATTTATAATCGTAGTCCGTATTTGTATATTGCATTGCCTGATCAAGCATCTCTAATGTCACTGATTCAAATGGAGGTTGAATTACAAATATGTTATTGATGAAATCTTCGTCAATTTCAATATCTTTTAGCTTCTCCACCATTTGTGTAGTATACCAATTATTCTCAGTATTGTCAATGCATTTGATATAACCAAGGAAATAATTGATAAGGTCTTCTCTTTTTCCGCCATTTTTCAATGACTCTAACATCTTTTGTCTTAAATCATTTACGGACATTGAGAGATGCAACTCAAATATTTGTCCTATATTCATCCTGCTTATAATACCAAGTGGGTTGATACAAATATCCACGTGTCTCCCATCAGGAAGTTTTGGCATTTTTTCTCTTGGCATTATCTTTGAAATAACACCTTTATTACCATGTCGATTTGCAATCTTATCACCAGGATTTATTTTTCTTTCAAAAATCCCATACATCTCAATATGAATACCATTTATCTCTTCTCTCTTATATCTATATTTTCCAACTTGAGAGAATTTATTAAGTCCTTCCTCTCTTATAATTTTACTCATTTGAGATTTTGGTATATAATCTTTTAACATTTTAAGAAAGTCTTTTTGCTTTTTCTTTTGACTTTCAATTTTATCTTTAACCCATTTGTCATATTGAGGCATTTCAGTGTTCCAAGTGTTCGGGTAAATATTAACCTCTGAGATTAACACTTGTTTTTTAGCGGTCAGTTTAATTTCTTCATCAAATACACTATAACAATGTATACCTGAATTAATATCTTTCATTATAGCATAAGGTTTTCCAACTCCTATCCTATCATGAATTATAGGTTTTCCTCCTCCAGGATCTTTAACTTCAGGTAATGGTTTATATTCACCATCATTAGATAAACTTAATAAAACTTTATTTGGTGGAATTGTAAATGATAAATCAACATAATGCATTGAAGTGAAAACATCATCCTCAACTATTCTATCAGATATAACAATTCCGTCCTCATAGTTATATCCAAAATAAGGAATTACAGCAGTTAACAACTTTCGACCAAAGTTGATTTTACCATCATTCATAAACATACTCTCAGCAAGAATATCATTTTTCTTAACTTTATCTCCTTGCTTCACATATATTTTCATCCAATCCATATTTCCTACATATATCTTTCTATAAGAAACATTGATTATATCAACTTCATTATCATCATAGACAACAATTATATAATTATCATCTGTATAAACAACTTCACCATCTTTCTTTGCTGCTTTCAAAAACTGGGTTTCTTTTGAATATAACCATTCACTCCCAGAATATACATCAGGTGAATCAAAACTTTTTGTTAATACAGATTGTCTCATTTGAGATGATGCCATTTGAAGTCTGGTTTGATCATCATGCTCTGAGAAAGGTACCATTGCAACTGGAATTGAAATGGGTTGCTTCTCTAATATTTCATCTGTGAATTTCAAATTTTCATCAAGTTTAACATTTGGTACTAAGTTTTGTAATATTCCACAGTTATCTCTATCAGGAGTATCAACTGAGCAAACTCTGCCAAACATACTATTTGAAATATCTCTAAGATGCTCTGGAACATTTTCTCTTTTAAAACCACCCGGACCTATGAGACTTGTTCTTGAAAGTCTTGTAAGTTCTTCAACTGGATTTATTGAAAAATCAAATTGGACAATGTCAGATACATTACACTCTGATAATATCTTTGTTGAATTTACATTAAATTTCGGTTGTCTCGCAGTCCTATTTGACATACATAAGTCAAATATATATTTGGATATTTTTGATAAAAGAATATATTCATAACATCTTATTCTCTTATTGATAAAGTCTGTGTCATCAAAATCGTCAGGGTGCTCAATTGCATAAACAACTTCATCCAATATAGTATCTGTGATAAAGAGTTTCTTTGATATTGTATCAGTTTCCATTATCAAATCTAAGGCGTACATAACATCTTCACCTTTTGATTTTGAGTTATACTGAGAATAAATTCTTCCCACTTCTTTGATAAAGTCATCTTGAGTATAACCATCTGATTCAGCATAGAACATTGTTAAATCAGATATCAATTTATCATACATATTTGTTGGAATTGTGTCAGCTGGTGTTTGAGAACTTAAGTTAAATTTTCTATTTACTTCTTCAATTCCAAAATATGCAAATAACATTAATGATAAAGGAACCATTTTTCCTAAGAAAGTAATATGAATATATGGTTCTTCTTTCTTAGGGACAACTACGACAGTTGCTACATTTGTTCTTATTTTTATATTTTTACCACGAGTTACAATTGGAACATCAAATAATTGAAATTGAGGGATCTTCTGTTTTCCATTTATGATGATATAATTTCCATCAATCAATTTTGGAATATCCATTGAGAGATCTAAAACATGTTCTCCCTTAGCTAATTTAATAACTAATTTCTGTTTTACTGTTCTTGCAAGATCTCGTGACGAAAACCTTGAATCACGAATCCCGAACTCGGGGACACTAAATCCAAGCGCTTCGGCCGGTTTTAGCATCTCCCGAATTGTGGACTCAAGTGACCCAAATTCATTTTCTCGAATCCTGAAAATATTATTTTCTTCATCAAGCACAAAGTTTGGGTTAATCACTTTCATCTATGTATATCCTCTCCTGTTAATAGTTTATCCATAACACCTTGATAATTACCAGCTTTGAATAATCCTCTTACAATATGCTGCCTTGGTCTTGAAAATGCGAGTCCTAATAACCAACTCTCATTACTCGGTACCGTTTGAACTGAGATATACTCAGGTGGCACAGAATCTCTATTTTCAAGGAGTCTCCATTTTCGATACCCTGCCCACATTAACTGTGAAACTACACATTCAAAATGAACATGGTAAATTTTTCGATTTGTATTGTAAATCTTAAATAACTTATCAACAATATCTTTATAATTGCTATTCTTTACATCATGAAGACTCTTTGAGGCATTTGATAAATCCCCAACAATATCATCTTGATGCATATCTCCTTTGGAAGTTGCAACACCCGACGTATGAAATGTCCTAAGAACTAATTGAGTATTACATTCTCCTAATGATTGAGCAGCAATTACTCCAACATATCTGCTGTGAAGTTTTTTCCATAAATCCCCATAACACTTATGACATATCTGAGGAGATTTACAAAATATTGGACTTCTTATTTTGATAACTTCTCCAACTATATCTTTGAAATTATCCATTGTTATCTTAATATACTCACCATCTTTTACATAATATCTATCTATTAGAAGAATTGCTTTTGGTGCATCATCAACATAAACTTCTAAACAATCTTCAGTACCACAATCTTCTAATTCAAGATCAATTTCTACATTTACACATGCAAAAATCAGTTTTCGAGAAAGGTATCCTGAGGTCCCGGTATTCAAGGCAACGTCTAATAATCCTTTACGACATCCATAAGTTGAAAGAAAGAATTCTCTTCTTGTCAACCCTTCAATCAATGAATGTTTAATTGGTTCAGGTAATATTTCCAAATTAAAATTTGAAATAAACCCTCTCGTAAGGAGTATTTGTCGTGCTTGATCCCAAGAACCTCGTGATCCTGACTCTATCATATATGAATATGCAAAATTTTCTTTAAGCATATTTGTAGCTAAAGAACCATTAACTTGCTCTAATTGTGTTGAAACTTCATCACTTTCGTATAACGTATCTCTGAAACTCCTAACTCCATCAATCTTACATTGACCTAAGGAAATAGTTGCTCCAAATAGAGTTGAATATTTAAATCCAACTCTTTTAATATGATCAAGAACTTTTGTAGTAACTGAGAATATATATTTTGACTCTACGTCATTTAATATTCTAATAAGTCTCTTGCTTATAACTACATCGTCAATAATCGGATAATCATCAGGAAGGCAGGCATTAAATATTTTCCTCCCTTCCGTGATCATTTTGCCCTTAAACTCAACCTCATTTCTTAAGTCGGGGAAAACATTTGAGGTTAAAGCATATATTCCTAATATTATATCTTGCGAGGGTGTTGGTGCCAAACTTCCATTTGATGGATTTATGAAATTTCTTGTGATCAAACATTTTTCAATGATTTCTTGTTTTGCTTTTTCAGTTATTGGAATATAAACTGCCATTTGATCACCATCAAAATCTGCATTAAATCCTGAGCAAGATAATGGGTGAATTTTAATTACTTTATCTAAAGATATTGTAATATAAAATCCAGTCATGCTAAGTCTGTGTAAAGAAGGTTGTCTATTCAACATACATACTTCACCTTCAATCACTTCCTTAGCAATTTCAAATAATACGGGACTGTCGAGTTCCATACATTTTTCAATAAAGTCAACTGCTTGATTAATCATCTTGAATTTATTCTTTTCAATAAGCTTCTTTGCTATTTGAATTTTGAATAATTCAAGTACCATAAGATATGGTAAACAGCAATGATCAAGTTTAAGTAACGGGTCGGGAATTATAACTGCTCTGCCAGAGAAATCAATTCTCTTTCCTAATATATTTCCCCGTATAAGTCCTTCCTTCTTTGATAATTTTTCTAAGATGTGATTATATAATTCATTCACATCTTTTTGTAGAGGAGTATAATATTGATAATATATTGATTTATCCTGCTTAATGTCAATTATAGTTGAAAGCATTATCTCTCGTTTTGTGAGAATTTGCGTATAATATCTATTAATGGTATCTGCCTTTTGATGTGCGCTATCAATTCCTCTTGAAGCAGGTCTTAAATCAGCTGGTAATACTACAATTTCATGTAAAAGCAATTTATCAATATTATCAAGTACCATTTTCCATTCAGGAATTCCATCAGCTGAAAGTCCAGTAGCTAATGTTTTAATTAATTCTTCAATAGCTTCAATTCGATCAATTCTTGCTGCTCCTTCTGGAATTACAGAAGCTTCGGTTGTTGCAACATATTCATCTTCATGCATATACAAAATACTTTTCTCATCTTTCATGAGAACATCAATGACTTTCTTTAAATCACTTCCACCTAAATTCACAAGTAAATCATAAAATAAAGGATTTACAACTGGAATTGGCAAAGTGATTTTTGCAAACCTTCTTCTTCTTTCCACAGAACTTAAAATGTCAACTTCGCATATTGGACAAGTTCCTCCAGATTTTGAAACACCATAATACGTACCACATTGACATGTGTAATTCTTAATAGGACCAAAGATTTGCTCAGAGAAGAGTCCATCAGGATGAAATCTTCTCTTAATTATTGGTTTAGGAGATGTCACTTCCTTAAGATCTTCACAGAATTTTTTCTGATCCAGTAGTTTTGGCATTAATTTGATTTCCCTCCATGTTGTTCAATCACATACTGTGCTATAAGAACCATATGGTGTTTTACTTGTTTAGCAACAAGTTCATCTAATGAAGGAATCAAAGAAGAGACAATCTCATTGAGTTCGTCTTTTGTCAGTTTATTTTCTTTATCATTTATCTTTTCATCTATAATCGCTTCAATTTCTTTACGTACTTGCTCTCCTAAGATTCCTTCCATTTTAGCTCTCCTTAGTTCCTTGAATTGAAGATTTTACTTTTGACACATTACGTTTCCATAGCTTTGAAGTAATTTCTTCAAGTCCGCCAGTGGCAATTGTTATAAAACGTTTACCTATTTTTTTAAATGCGCTATCAATGTCATCAACTGCTCCGAGCATTTCTTGTTTAGTTAGCTCTTCTGCAGAAGGTTTTTCATCACTCATAATCTTCCTCCAACAACTTTGAAATGTCCATATGGAATTTCGTAACAATTTAAGAGGTTATATAATTCAAGAGATTTGTCTATCTTTTTAAGATTCTCTTTTGTAAACTTAAGTCCTTTTAGAGTGTATGGTAGGCAATATTCTCCGGTATACGGGTCAGCATTCGGATGACGACAATCAACTAAAAGTATTTTCATAATTTTGTCGTCTATTAATACAACTCTATATTTCTCTATAATTAAATGGTCATCAATTTCCTCTATTTCTGTCTCTCTACCTCTGTAAAATACCCTTTTGGGTACTATCTTTCTCTTAACCAAATAATTTTCTTTTAACATTTCTAAGCAGCTCCTGTATCAGGAATCAACTCAATAACATTTTTCCCTGAAGATACTACATAGTAATTATATGCAAATGGTAAATTAATAGCATTCACAAGGGATTTTATAACATCTGAAAACGATGTTAATGTTCCAGCCGGAAATTCTTTTTCCATAGTTGGAAAGTCTTTTGGTCCAACGAATAATGTCGTAGCAGATTTTGTATTCATATCCAAAATTGGTTGGAGATTCTCATGTAAATTAATTAGAGAGTCTTCTCCTTTATTTGTCTCCGCATCACAGGACTCATATAATATATCAGGAGTTTTTGATCTTTGATCAATATATTCACATGCTTCGATATTCGATCCATCAAGTTCATAACGATATACTATCTCTTCGTCTATAAATTTATTCACAATCTTTTTGTTAAATAATAATGCAACAGCATTAACAGCTCCAATAACATCTGTTTTTGTAAGCTTTGTTGTATAATAACCTTCCATTGGAGTTTCGTAGGTCGCTTTCTTTCTGCAATCTACAATTAATTGTCTTCCTGAAAAATAAAGTCTTATGTTAACTTTTCTTCGATTGTAAGTGAAGTCCCTACAATCAACCACATAATCATATGGCGTTAAATCAAATTTGTCTTCATTAAACTCTATGTCATACTTCGATAGGGTAATTTTTTCATTTGTTTCTTTGATAATTTCTTCAACTGCGTCAATCTTTAACATCCCAATATGTTTTCTCTTGAAAACAGTATTTTTTAGATTTTTCTTTTCAACTTTATCATAATCTATAATAGTCAAATGAGTCACATCTCTAAAGTCAGAAATAAATTGTGAAAAGAATCCACCTATTGTGCCCAACCCAATAACGCAAATACGCATGTTACTCCCCTATCCTAACAATTTAATTTGTTCAATTTTCTCCTTCCATTACGGAAATGATTTCATCTAAATTATCTCTTAAATATTTCATTTCCTCGATAGTCATTCTTCCTGCTTTACCATAACCTTGTGTGTTGTCTTTCTTCTTAAACATTCTTGTCATTTGGATTTTCCTGGGTCCTCCATCATATGAGAATATAGAAAAATGTAGTGCTGCATCCTCATCTCCAAATTCAAATAACTTTATAAGTTTGTCATCCTTCTCAGAATATGCCAACGTTTATCACCACCTTTCGTTTTAAATTACATATAATAATTGTATTAGTACTTTAAATTGTCAAGGTTTATTTTTAATCTCTATACATATCTTATGTAAAGATTTGCATTCCTTCCTAAATGTATCAGCTTTACCATAATAATCTGGATCAATATTTTTAATGTAATGATGAAAAATATTAGGATTTCCAATTTGAGTATATAACCTTTTCAAGAAAACAGTTAAATCCTCAGCAAGTTTTCTCCAATGATCTATATCAATTGGTTTAGTTGAATATTCTAAAGTTGTTAAAAATAATCTTTCTATGTCGTCTTTATTTATTGCTTGTGCAACTTGTGCAACTCTGTCGTCATGACTTTTTTGAATTTTAGCTCTATCAACTGTAAAGATTTTAAATGATTGTCCTTTTTCATTCTCTGCTATAAATTTTCCATCTCCACAATCTTTTGTGATTTTAACGGTCATAATAAAAAAGTCTCCTAAATAATTTATATGAGAGGGAAATTTTATATTACAAAAATTCCCCTTCTCATATAATTATATATATAGAAGTCTATTGATTAAATTAATTACCCTTTCTGACCTGCTGGTTTCAAGAACTCAAGTTCATCACCTTGTTTGATTACATAATTATCTTCAACCTGTTTTCCATTGACGATTGGAGAAGACATTTTGGAAATATTGAGAACTTCAGAGAGGAATGATTTAACAGAAGATACTGTTCTTCCTGTTACAGGGAAGTCGCCTGCAGCTGCGCCGGATGATACGCGAATTGTCGTGGTTGTTCGATCACCATATTTTGCAGATGGTTTTGTCAAAACACTGCTAAGAGTAAATGTTGCAGCTTGAAGTTTGTCATCTTTCTTTGCTTCGGAAGCATTTTTAGTTGGTTCGCCATCTTTTCCAATTCCGAGAGTCTTAGCTTTCTTGGAAGATTTGGCATTTGCTTTCGTTCCGCCATGAGCAAGAAGTATTGCGTCAACCATAACATCTTTACGTTTCTTTGACATTCCAGGAATTTTCTTTTTCTTGCAAATTTCTCGGAGTTCAACATTGTTAAGTTTGGACAGTTTCTCTTTTGTGTACTTTGATGCCATTTTCTTAATCCTTTTCGTTAAATAGTTTTTCGTTAAACAGCTCTCATCTTGCCTACAATTGACATCATCTCGATGTCAAAATAAACTTCAGGTTTTCCAAAGTTAAATTTTTCCTGAATCAAAGCATATAAAACCCAGCACATAACTGTTGCCGCAGTCAAATTGGCAAAGTATAATTGAGGAACTGAGTCTGCCAATTCTTCACATGACATATCGCTTGGGTGTTTATCATCAGGACTGTCTATTTCAGGATGAAAAGATGTTAATGATGGGGAAATGTCTTTTCCATTTTCTCTTCCGTATACTTGCACATTTCCATCAATGTAGTCATTTCCTCCAGAAACAATTATAACGTCGTCTAACGTTCCCGCATGGTCGGATATCAATTTACGGGATTGGTGATTATCCACACACATAAAGACTAAATCGCCTGATCCAATATATTGTTTTACATTGTCTTGATCAATATAAGACTCAACAACATATTGAACTGTATTGACACCATACTTGGCATTAAGCTCTTCTTGTTTGGATAATGCTTTGTTCTTTAAGTATATAAAATCTTGTCTTTCCCTGTTTTTGGGTTCGTAGTCATCACCATCAATTAAAGTGATTGTCCAGTCATCATTTGCAAATTTACCAAATGACATAAATCTGCAAATTTTGTCAGTAAGAATTGAACCAATTCCACCAAGACCAATTATCTTAATATTCTTAATTTCCATGCTCATCACCTCCGTCTAATAATTGATTTTCATGTGTGATTGGTCTGTGATTGTGTTCATCTCCACCAACAATGTCATAACCCTCAACATCATTAGGGTCAATATCTTCATCTTCAACTTCTTGAAGAAGTTTATGTTCAGAAAATACACAATTCAAACAGGGATTGAAATCATGTGTATCTTCATCGTTGTTGTCAGCACCAAAATGATGTTCGATTATCTTTTGGTTATTTTTGTAATGAGGACTTCCAACACTATGGACTCTATGTCCACCACCTCCATAATGAACACTGCCCATATAATAACCACGTCTTACAGACTCAACGGTCACATAGTCTAACCATTTTTTATTGAATGTCATTTTTGAATCAGGAAGACCCATTTTATAACCCGATTTAACGTCAGGATCTGAATCATCATTTAAATATGAATTAAACCAGGTGCTTATATAATGAGGTTTCGTTTCTTCAACTTCAACTTGTGTAAGACCCTCAATATAATCACTCGCTTCAACCATAAATCTTTTTCCATTGATGACTACAGAAACTGATAAATCAAACATTCCATCATCCCAGTCTAAATGACCTACCGTGATATGAAGTCCATCTGTGTCTTCTTCATCTTTATCGTCGGTTCCTGAATGAAAAGCACTCATATCCGAATGACTATGAATAGTACATACTTTTGTATATCCAGGAAATGTTACAGTTCTTATATAATCAAGTCCCGCTCTTGTAACTTTTTGATGTGGACATTGAAGTTTAAACTTTTCATTTTCCTCATCAAAATGTACCAATACAATTGCCTCACTCTTATGCATCTCATATATTACTTTAAAGAATGAGACAACTTTAGCAAAATGCAATGCAGGAATTGGAGGTAAGTCATATGTCGCCATTGTCTCAACATCTCCAAGTGTTGAGATTTTATCAACCGGGACAATTGCATCAAGTCTTCCAAGTTTTTTCCTTAAGTAAATTCCATCTTTACCAATTATGTAAAATATATCTGCATCAGGTACTTCTTGGGTTCCGTCATTAACATATACTGGAAACATTTAATTTTCTCCTTATGATTCTAAATTTCTCATTCTCATTTCATCATGCATTGCTTGTTGGGCATCCTCAATAGATATTTGAATGTCATTTTCAACAACTTGTTGAACATGGTCAATGTCTGGATCTTCATTAACTATTGTTTCTTCAAATACATCTTGTGCCATTTCATTAGTCGTTTCTTCAGCAGCATTTTCTTCCATTTCCTCTCGGTCAGGATTTTCATTTATGTCTTCTGCATTTTCTCGGTCTGGAGCAGGTATTGCTTGAACTTCCCCTCTTTCCTCCATTTCTTCCCAGATCTCATCAGCAGCTTCTTCAGCAGATTGTTCTGGAGCTTCTTCTTGTAATGCTTGAGCTTGCTCTATTTCCTCATCGGTTTGCTCTGGATTGTCAAAAGATCTAAATGCCTGAGGTTCATGTAATCGTCTGAACATAATCTCTTGATTATATTCTCTATAATAATCTGAAGATGTTGCTGTATTAGTCCATGTCATTTGAGGTCTTTCTCTAAGTCTATCAAATCTTCCTGCAGGAGCTGGCGGAGAAGAAGCTCCACTAGCAACCTGTTCAATATCATTCATAGTCTTTTCAGATTCTTCTTCAGGAAAATCCTCATCCTCAACCTCATCAATATCTTGAGTTGGTGGAGTTGGTTGAGTTACTTGAATGATCTCATTTTCAGTTCTTTCAAGTTCTAATTCAAAATTCCTTTCCGTATTTACATAAGGCATTGGAATCATTCTTGAAGTTGGAACAATACTTGTCGTTGTTTCAATATGTGGTCCATAAATAGTTTGAAATTGTGCTTCGTAATTAAGAGTCTGTCTTACAGTCGGAGTGATTCTTGGAAGTTGAAAACCATAATATACTAATTTGTTTTCCAACTCAGATCCTTTATAAAGTTCATCATTTGCACTAAAAGAAGGATCTACTCGAACAGCTCTCAAATATTGATTATTTTCCATGACATTGTAATACAATCTATCATCTTCTTTGTGATAGATATAATCTCCAAATTGTCGTTTAATCTTCTTCGTGTCATATGGAGCTATTTTCATTCCATAATACTTTGGATGAGTCGGTGGGAAAATGTCAAACTTTTCATATGTTTCTTGATTTGCCCATAAGGTACATAAATTGCTACAAATCATTAATGGAGTTGCTCCAGTTTCGATAAAAGCAACAATCTTATTTACATCTTTCTTTGGGAACATTCCAAGTCTTGGAACTTTCGCTCTGATCTTAGATCCGGCAACAATTCCATCATATGTCCTATAAGCTTTCCTTATAAGTCCTACATTTACTTTTGGTCCAGTTAAGGATATCTCTACAATTGTATACCATCTTTCAATACCTTGATGATCTTTACATACTACATTTGCATGAAAATCTCCAGTAAATCTGTCATTTTTATATTCAAATCTAATGATAGTTTGAATAATAGTCATTTCATATGGGTTTTCCCAGTTAGCTACAATAATGTCATCCCCAACTTTAAAGTCTATATTCTCATGAATACCTGGGATGTAGAGTCTATCTTTCTGTGTGGTTATATATTCAATAAGTTCCTTTGTGTTATGGGATTGAATTTTCCTATTGTAATAAATAGGATCTCTTTTATCGTTTGTAAAGAATGCCCATGGTTCTCTTAAGTTTTGTGTATATAATCTTCGTCCAACAATAAATACTTCAGGAGTTGAATAATTGGGCAAGTCTAATACATTGTAAGATGGAGTTCCAACCATATCAAGACTAATTTTCTGACGATCTCCATATTCATCTGTATATCTAAATATAGATGCTATTTTTCCAGAACTCAAAACTTTAATCTCAGTAAACTCAGCAACAAATGTCTTGGTAAATTGAAAACCAGATGAACCGCATCGTTTAAGTAAATACTTAACATCTTTTTGAGGTTTAACCCCATCAATTGTAAGTTTATCCATATCAATAGGTCTTATATTTATTGATTCCTCAATATGATAAGCTTTGCCAAGTCTAACTTCAACAATCCCATCTCTTGTTTTACGAAACCCTTTAAATATTCTATATTGAGGAACCATTGAGCTGTCATGGTTATGTATATCAACTTCGACAACATCATTAACTTTAAATTCATGACCTCCATGATTAAAAGTATCTGAGATATTATTAATATGAGCATATATCTTTTCGCTCAATTCATCGTTATATTTCTTAACAATCTCATTATCTTTTTCATCCTCAAATAATATAGCACTTACTTCACCAGATGCATTATTCAAATCAATTGCTAATACATATAACAACTCATCATCTATAATTACATCATCACCAACTGATAAGATTTTATCTTTAACTATAATATTATCAGTATATCGGTCATGTGTTGGAAGTCCACTTGATGTTGTGGTCAACATTTTCATTAGATCCTCAAATGTATATTCTCCTGAAGATTGACCACGATTCACTAATTTATTTTCAATTACACTGCTTAATTTATAATCATACATTAACCAGTCAATTGAAAATATAAACATTGGATCGTATTGTGTGAAATATGCCCAACTTAAATATCCCTGTAATTCAGGTGGTCCCTTCTCTGCATACTTATTATAATTTTCAGATAAATCTGTATTAAATTCATATTCCCACCATGCAGTAATATAAGTCTCAGTAATATCAATGAGAGTTCGTCGCCCTTTTGTCTTTGGTAGCTTTATATTACCTGTACATACTTCAGAGTTATCCATATTCGTCAGAAACGGTCTGATCAAATAATCATCTAATGATGTTAATGGATGAACTCTAAAATATACATTGAATTTTTCAACTCCTTTATCTTTATTAATATCAATTACATAAACCAGATAAGGAAAAGATAGAGCTATTTCATATGGTCCTGGTGGACTTTGCTCTAAGAATTCAACATAACCATATTTTTCTAACTTACCTACTTTCTGAAGTTCAACAGCTTCAGAAAGTAAATCCAATTTTACTTTAATTGTTCTTATACTTGGAGCTTCTTCCATAACAAGAATGGTGCTGCCATTAGCTGTTTTATGAAAATATCTACAATTTGCTGGCAAGATCTCTCCAGATGCAGAGTCATTTACACTTAGGAGATTATTAATTTTTGTGCGTGAATTGTAAGTCGCAATTCTCTCAACTGCACATTTATCTAATTTTTTATCGTCTCTATAACGATTGTTAAAATAAGTCGAAGATTTAACAACACTTATATGATGTCTATTAATAACAATTTCATTTTTGTCAGTTGGATTTTTCAATCCAACTCGTATATGTTCACTAGACATAACCTTTACTCTCCTCTAACGTACTTTAGTCTCTCAGCGAATGCTCTAATAATTCGCTTACAATTGACTTCCTTTACACTCCATGTTCTATATCGTTTTAATTTATCATTTGGAATTTTAGGTGTTATTGCCCAAAACCCAACTAAATACTCATCAACAAGTTCTCTTTCTAAAGTCAGAAATCCAACTTCACCTTTAATTCTTCCTGGGCAACTAAGAGCTAAGAATATATTAGGTCCTACAGGAAGAAATTCTTCATTTTCAATTGAATCCTTTTCTTGTTCAGTTATTTCGTCACAAATTTCTTTAACTTGTTGATCAATATCTTTTCCTTTAAGTTCGCCAATAATTTCATCTAAGAGTTTTCCCATATTTTTTAACTTCCTGTCTCATTCGGTTAAGTAAATTATTGAATAATAAATCCGAATGTTTTGATAATTTCGGATTTTGTTGTGTTTCATCGTAAATCATGTTATACATATTTACCATAAATAAAGATAAGTCTGGAGATTTACGAGTCTCTGTTTCAGTAATAATAGCTTTACCACTATCAATATCAATTCTTGAAAATTTAGATACTTCATTTTCAAAATCGACTCCTTTAATTGTAATAGTAGTGTCGTCTGACTTTATTAAGATCTCTCCTGATGTTGTGTCTATTATAACTTTACTTAAAGGGATAATTTTTGATGAAAGCATATTTAACCCCTTGGTCTTATCCTATATCGTTTATTATCATCTGTCATTAACCACTCCGTTTTCCGAAAAGGGACACTTCTCCATCCTTGTTTCTCTAAATCATAAACATGAATGATTCCATTATCCTTTAAAAGTTTTAATATTCTTGGTAAATTAACACTTTTGGGCTGATCTGTCCTTGGTATTTTGTCAAAGTTTAATGTACATTTCATAAGTCTTTCAGAACCATCTTTCTTAGTAAACTTAACTTGTACAAATTCAACGTCAGGATCTCTCAATTTTTCTAAAAATGTCATAGCATTGTCAATTATACCAGCATCTTCCATTTTAGTCTCCTCTCTTGTCCTCATGTACTAATTCTGAAGAACTCACCCCTTTGGATATAAGGTCTCCCATAATATAACATGTATGATTACATAAGCGACAATAGTTTTGTTTGTCAGTTTTAATTGAGTCTATAAAGAATGGATCCAATTTTCCATTCTGTGCAAATAATTTGTCAATTTCTACTCTTGGTGTTGACGTTCCTTTTATCCGAAGACAAAGTCTCATTGTCCCATCAGCATCAACACATATTGTATTAATATCTTTTTCCATTTTACAGTCTAATTTAGATGGAAGAGCTTCAACTATTTTGGGTAATAAACTCTTCGCCATATGTACATCTAGATTATCTTTAATAATTCGGTCAAATATTTTCTTTACTTCAATTGTGTCTTTAATCAAAAGATTTGGATCATTTATATTTGAAAAATCATAATAAGGACTCTTAGCTGTATCTATGAATGTAATATCACTATTAATTCCCAAATCTGATAACTTTTTAACAAGGTCATATAAATATGGAACATTATTTTTATCAACTGTAATCTCAGCAACAAGATCTTTAATTATATACTTATATTGAAGTAATCTTTCAAGACCTTGTTCGCTTTTAACTCTACGATCAACGTCAGTTGAATCAGATATAATAAGTGGATCTATTGAGGCAGTATAACCCGCAACATGTACAGTATTTAATAAGTCGTCAAGTTTATCCTGAAGTTCAATTGTATTATTGCTTATAATTGTATAACCTAATTTAAGATCATTGCAATATTGCACAATTTCAAATAAATCTGAGCGCAATATTGGCTCACCTCCGTAAATAATTACAAATGCGTCGGGATTATGGTTTTTAAGTTTTTCAAGAAAATTTAAAATTAATTTAGTGCTCATTTCGTTATCATAATAATGTTTCATCTTTGGATATGTTTTTGGTAATGTCTTCATATTTCTTACTATACCACAATATGAGCACCTAAGATTGCATTTTCTTGTTACTAATAAGTTAACTATATGAATTTTATTCATAATCTTTCTACCTTCCATCCATTATCTTTAATATAATATCCCTTAGAACAACTAGTTAGATTGATATCATTATCTCTACAATATTTAGTTAAATTTTTAATAATTAATTCATCACCATTTGGTTTAGTGATTATCCATTCTTTACTTGTCCATTCTTCTGGTTTGAAATCAGGATTATTTGAAATCCATTTTTTAACTCCATTTTTAATTTTTTCTTTTTTTTCTTTAGATGAAATTTTTCCATAATTTGGATTATTTTTTCCTGAAAGTGTTCCAGCATTTCTTAAATCTCTCATGTTATCTTGATGTGTACCTGCATATATATGATCTGGATTCACACAACTTTTATTATTACATTCATGAAGAATTTGAAGTCCATCTGGAATTTCTCCTATATACATCATATAACTAAATCTGTGAGCAGGATATGTTTTATATTTTCCTTTTATGCAACAACTAAACCCACCATATCCTTGACATTTTCCACCTATCCATTCCCAACAACCTGTATTTTTATCAATTTCAATTTTACTTTCAAATCTAGATATAATATTATCTATATCATTAAATTGTTTTTTAGATTCTTCAGACCATTTTCTTCCTTTATTATTTTTACCATTATGACCTTTCAAAAATCTATTTTTATCATTAGAAACTTCATTCCCACAACCACATTCACATAATTTCAATTGCCCTCCTTTTGGAACAAAAAAGGTTTATAGATTAAGATGTTGGGGAAGACAATTATTTCTAATTGTCTTCCCCGAAGGAATTTTCACTATGAGAGTACCAATAACCTCATATGAATATTATAAAATAATATATATAGTATTAAGATCCTATCCTTAAAATTTCATCAGCTTCGATTGAATCAAAATGCCTATGGGAAATGATTACAACACATGCTTCTTTGACTAACCCAGTGAGAAGTTTAGATACATAGCTGATATTTTGATCATCCAATGAATCAAATATCTCATCAAATAAAATCAAATTAATTTTCATATTTTGAAAATTGCTTTGAAGATCTCTAAGAGTTAGTATTGTGGCAATATCAACAATCCTTGTCTGTCCACCAGAGAACTTAACTCTCTTATCTGATTTAGTTTGTGTATCATATACTTCAACATTTATTTTGTCTTTATATTGTTTTCCATCTTTACTTGCTTGGAGTGTATCAAAGCTTATTACATATCTTCCTCCAGCAATTTTTTCAGAATATTCAGCAACCTTTTTATTCATAAATGGTATAGACTCATCAATTAACATACTTGGAATACCTGAAGATGAAAACCCAACCTTTTTCCAAAATTCATATATTTTTGCTTTCTTTTCAAGAGCTGGTAACTCTTTTCTTTCATTAATTATTTTAGTTTCAAGTTCCTTTTTATTAGCAACTAAATTTAATTTAATGCTCTTATCAAATTCAGTTAAATCTTTTTCAGAATGTCTATCAAGTAACACAACTCTTTCGTTTTCAAGTCGAGAGAGTTCAATTTTTAATTTTTCTCTTTTTTCAATTTCGGCATCTATTTCTTTTAATCTTTCATTTGCCGTATATTCCTCAACTTTAATTTTCTCAGCTCTTGTATTTCCATCATTGGTTATTGCTTCTATTTCAGTAGTTGCTCGATTACTCACTTTAACTAAAACATTATCCAATCTGGTTTTAATATCTTGCATTTCAGTTGCATGTTTGGATGAAACTTCAGCTAAAATATTATCTTTTTCTATAATTTCTGCATTATAAATTTCAAGAGCTTTCTTCTTTTTATCATCTCTTTCTATAGTTGCTTCTTTTTGAATTCTTGTTTTTTCAAGTGCTAGAGTATTTAATTCATTTGTCAGTGTTTCAATTTTTTCGTCCAAATATCCTTTTGCTTCTTTACCAAGAATCTGTCTACAAGTCGGACAGGTTGATCCTTCTTCTAAAAATGATGATTCTTTATATTCTGCTAAATCTTGATCAAGTCTTTCTTGTTTACTGGAGATAACTGTGCATTCCGATAATTTTGCATTGTATTCAGTATCTGCTTCATTAATAACTTTATCATAAATCAATTGAATTTCATGTTTATGATTAGTACACTCAGCTGTTTTTTCTGAAAGAATTAAATTTTGATCCGATTCTTTTTGTGTTGCAATATGTTTAAACTCTTGCTCTTTATTTGTCTTTTGAGATACAATAAGATTTAATTTAGACTCTATCTCAGCTTTAATAGAATCTGCCTCACTATGAATAGTTGATAAATGATTTTGAATATCCACTTTTTGAGCATCGTGATTAAAAGCTTTATAGACATCTAAATCGGTTTTAACTTTTTCAATCTCAGTATCTGTAGAATTTATTTCGGTAGCTATCTTATTTAATTCTTCTGTTTTTGTTTTGTTAAACTCTACCTCTTGAAATTCAACTGTTTTTATTTGAGTCAATATATTTTGCAAAACACCTTCGTCTATTTTTATTTGACTAACAATTTTATCAATCAATTGTTGAACATCACTTAACTTATTTGATGCCATTTTCTGAAAATCAATATAATTGTCTAATAAAAGTATTTTACGAAAGATTTCTTTTTGAGCAGAATCCCCTAAATCAGTAAAGAAATCCTTGACCTTTTGAGTAAACATAAGAGTATTCAAAAAGAGTTTGTATGGCATAAAGATTTGATCAATATAAGGGATTACCTCTTTACTTCCTTTCTTAATAGTCTCAGTACCCTTTTTCAAATGAACAGTCGTACCCATCTTTGTATATTTTACAAATCTATCACATCTAAATAACTCTCCATCAACTGTAAAATCCACCCAACATCTACAATTATTCTTTGATTCATTGTTTATTACGTCTTCTCCAGTACCACCTTTTGTGGTTCTCCCATATAAAGCGTATGACATTGCATCAAAGAATGTAGTCTTTCCAACACCATTTGGTCCTGTTATTAAGAATAGTTTCCCGCTCTCAAACTTAAGAACGACTTCTTCTCTATAACACCCAAAGTTTTTAAGACCAACTGCTAAAAATTGAATATCTTTCATTATTCTTCCTTTATTTCAGTTTCATAATCATCAAGAAAGTATATTTTTTTTATAGTTTTATGTATACAATCTGAAACATACTGACCTATTTTATCTTTTTTATCTCCAAATGCCTCAAGTTTACTAAATGCAGTCTCATGATTTAAATCATAGTTATATACATCAAAAATAAGTTTATCGTCAATATACAATTTAACATTAAAAGTAAAACTTAGTTTATTTAAAAACCCATTTGTACATTCTTCAAGATCAATTTTAACTTTTATTTTCATTATTCTTCCTCTACATTAAAAGTATAATATAAACTATCAGATCTTCTTTTTACTTCCTCATATGGAATTATTAGATTTTCGGCATCCTTAAATGTATTTATATACTTTTCATAATGAGATAATGCTTGCATTAAGAATGGATGATCAATATTTTTAACTTTAAATTTTGTAGTTGAACCTCTTGATAATCTTTTTGTCATTTTCTTGATTCCTTTAATAACATTCGATATTCTAACATCTTCAGATATTATTCTTTTAGGTGGAGGATATATTGGACTGAATATATCTCCATCTGTAGATCTTAGTGGAAGCTCACTTTCTTTAAATGATCTGTTAGGAGGCGGAGGTGGGGGAGAAGGTTTTTTAATTGTTGGTGGTTTTGGATTGCTTTCTTTTTTCATAAATCTCTCCATTGTTTCAATTCAATAATTGGTCTATTTAAATTTTTATCATAACACCCTACCGCAATATATTTCTTATGATCCTTATCTTCCAATAATGCTCTATAAAATTGCTCATCTACAGGATTAAGTATTTTTTGTTTAATCTCTCGTTTGTATATTAAATTAACAATCTTTTGCCATGAAGCACTCCTTAAAGTTCCTTCTTGCAAATATCCTGCCATTTATTTTATTCTCCTTTAAGGTTCCATCAGAAATTTAAATCTCTCCGTTACTGTATATGTAGTTTTAATTATTGCTTCTTGTACTTCTTCTACTTTTATAGCATCATGAGGAAATATAAATTCAACTTCATGTTTTTCATTTGTTATTTCTTTTATCTCTGCATTCTCACTTTCCATATCAATTTCTTTACAAAACTTTTTTATGAGTTCGTCTTTTATTAATTCTTGAGTCATTTTATTCTCCTACAGAATCATCTATAATTTCCATTCCTAATTTCATATACATTTCTCTTTCTTGTTCTGGAATTTCTTTGATAGCAAGAAATGCTTCGAGTTTATCAGTCATTGACATTGTTGAGTCAACACCACGATTCGTAATATCTTTTTCAGTTTTATCAACTACAATAAAGTCAGTTTCAAGTGAAGATGTGTCAATAGCTTCTGTCTTTACTAATTTTACAAAATGTCCATTGTCTTTTAATTGTTTAGCTTCCTCTGCTAATGCAGACGCGTTGTCTGGGGTTAAATAAAATTCTATATATTTTGTATAACCCTCAGTTGCAATGCTCTCTATTGACGGTTTATCGGTGTCAACTATTAAGAACCTTTTTTCCTCGTTCTTCTCTCCCCAGTCAATTTGAATTGGAGACCCCACATAATGTAAAGAGATATCCTTATTAATAATTGATTGAGGTTTATGATAATGTCCTAAAAGAACGTGTTGATATTTTCCTACTAATTGAGGAAGTCCAATGTCAGCTATAATACTCATCCCACTATTTAAAATACCTTCGTTTAATCCAAAATGTGAAATAAGAAATTTAGCTTTATTATTCTTAATAATATCAACCATATCATAAGACCATGGAACAAAGAAAATCTCATCTTGAATCATTGTAGGTTTTGAAAATCTTGTCACGTTTGGTTCATTATCAATAGACTTTAATGCAGAAACAGCGTCTTTGCCTTTTCCTGATAAGTCATGATTTCCATCAATAATTATAAATTCCAGTTTTTCAATGAAATCTCTGAAGAACTCTAACATAATACTTTGAGCTAAAGCATGTATCAAAGATTTCCCATGTAATGTATCACCGCCTATTACAATTGTTGGAATATCATTTTGAATGCAATGTGCCGCAATACTATAAAGCACATTCTTAAGAGAATTTAATCTCTCGGGTAATTGATTCACAATCTTGTCTTGTGAATAACCTGATAAATGAATGTCAGCGGTAAATGCAAATTTCATTTTTTATCCTTTAATTGCAAGTGTTATAAGTCCTAATATTATTACTATAATTCCAAATATTAAAATCGCTCTTTCAAGAGGATTTGCCACATACCACGCGTGTTCTATAGTTCTCTTTATTGTATTTATAATATTATTCATAGCTCATCTTTTTAAGAATTTCAGTTCTACAAGGTTGACATATATTATCACATATTGGACCAACTATACATTCTTTGCATACTTCAACTTCAAACATATATAATTCTTCAATTGTTTTGATAAACTCTCTTCCTAATTTATTTGGACTGAATCTATCTAAAATGTCATTCATGTTGTTTAATCCTAAACCTATTTTGAATTTCAGTTTCACATAACTCGCATATCTTATTGCATAACATTCTAACTATACAATCCTTACATACCTTAAATTCGATTTTATAAAATTTTTCAAGATCATCAACTTCATTTATTTTACGATCATCTTCTTCATCTGAAAATTTAAAGGTTGTCATTATAATTCCTTCAATAGATCTACAAATTGTTCTTCAATCGTTTCTTGTAATCCTCTGATTTTTGAATAGATGAAAAATCTTACATTCCAACCTTTCTTTTCATAATATTTAAGTCTTGTATGAATTGTATTTCTTATTGGTTTACATGAAATGTCAACTAAATCAATAACAACTGGATTTTGTTTTCCATCTTTACTTCGAGTCACACGACCACATACTTGAGCAACATTGGATATGGGAGATGTCATTAATAAAGAGTCTTTCCAAGGAGCATCAACTCCATCTCTCATTTTTCCTGGAGTTGTAAATGTGGTTCTCTTTTTTAATACTTCTAATTTATGTCCTGCTGTGAATATTGAGGAATCTCCATCATCTAACTTATTATAAAGTTCATCAATAAGTTTTATCCTTTCACACATCACAACACTATGTCTATCTGTCTTCCTTAATTTAGTAATAAGTCTTTCGCAAGTTTTAAGAAGATTTTCAGATTTTCTCGTTAAATTTAAATATCTTGCCCTTTGGAAATCCCCTCCCCAATATAAATACCCATGTCGAGAGGGTTGATCAATTTCATAATCCAATCCGATAACTGTAACTTCAGCAGGTAAAGTCCCTTCATCATCTTCTTCAGCAAATATTTGTCCAAGATGATACTCCATAATATCTCCATTACCATCCCACCTATAAGGAGTTGCACTTAATCCAAATACAACTTTACATGGTAAATGAATTGAGCATTCAGAGAAAGTAGGAGCTCCAACTGTGGTATGTACTTCATCAGCAATAAATATCCCAATTTCAGCATTATGAATTGCAGTTAAAAATTCAACTCGCTGTCTTTTTAATATTGAGATCATAGTCTGATTTGTGGTAATAATAATCGGGTGGGTAAGATCTTCTTCGTATGTCGAGGATGACAATCGTGCTACAGAAGATTTATCGAGATTGGTAAATTCTTCAATTCTATTAATCCATTGTTCAACTAAAGAGTCTCTATGAACTAATATTAAAGTCTTTCTTTTTCGAGTAGCTATCATGGAAATACTTATTACAGTTTTCCCTGTCCCAGGTTGTAATTCCAATATACCTGAATCATTTTCAAGCATATAATTCATAGCTCTCTTTTGTAATTCGTTCCTTGGTTTTATATTATGTTCTATCTGTATTTGTTTGCCTTCGTGGCGCCTATCATCGAAGGTAAACTTTTCATGCTTCATGAACTTTTGCAAAGGATAAAATCTTGGAATTGTTAATAAGTTTTGAGATTCAATGTAAAATTTTAAAATTTCATAGTCAGCTGTTTGATACTTTTGAGATCGTCTTAATAAGTCCGCCCTTATTTCACGATACCACATTTCATTTTCATATTGTCGTGGTATCGCAATTCCTCCCCTTTGTATAAAATTCATTATTCTCCTTTAAACTCTTTGAATTTTTTCATAAATTTCTTATTATCTTTAGTTAAGATTATGAGTTGAGGATCCCATCCGGAAATACTATCACCAGAAATTTCAAATCCTCCCTTAGATTTAATATATCTAGCTAACTCACCACAAAATGTTCTATTCATGAAGCAATCATCTGACGTAAAACATTCTTCATCAATTGCTAAATTATATATTTCTTTTATTTCTTCTTTAAATTTTTCAATTGTTCCATAGTTGTCATTATAATATATTTCTTCAAATGTATCATACCCAGATTTAACGTCATTTATAAATTTATAGAATTCCTCAAAGTCTAATACATCAAGAGTTTCAATCCCAACTGTAGTTCTCCATGAACTCATAATTCACCTTTATACCAATGTATTTATTACGTAATCTGCAGTTCCTTTTCCTTCAATGCTACACATAATTGAATGGATTTCAAACTCTTTCAGTACTCGCAAAACATCTCTAAAATCAACTTTGCTATTTTTACTATTAAGAAATCCTTCTTCAACTACTTTTAACAATTCAGCTTCCAGTTCACCAAAATAATCATCGTCTTTCAACTCTTGTTCTTTTGGAGTCATTTCAGATAAATATTTATGAAGACTAGAATATATAACATTTACATCTTCTTTCGCAATACCTACAAAATAAACTGATAAATTTACTCTTTCAATTTCCGTCACTTTTCATTCTCCCGTATAATGTTTGAAATATATCCTTTGTAATTGTTTCCATCATTGGGTCAGATGCTGAAATATTATACATTTCTCTTACATATGAATAAGTTAGTCCTATTGTTATTGGATTAAAATTTTCATAGCAAAAATCAACAATTGCATAAAATTCATATTCTTTTCCATCAAAGTCAGTTAATCTAAGTTTAGGTGTATTATCCTTAAACTTTTCAAAAGTCTTAACAGTTTCATTTAAATGCTTAATAAGCATACTATCATCTTTCTCATAGTATGCTAAAAAACATCTTTTAAATTTTTCATAGTTATCGTCGGTTAAAATATTAAAGTCTTTAGGAATATAAACTATATAATTAGGTGAATCAAGTCCCATATTCAATCCTTCCATATTCTCTGCGTATAAAATTCTTATATTCATCAGAGTCTACTTCTAAATTTATTACTTCTTTCATCTTGAGTCCCTTATATTCAGTTTCAATGAAATCCAAATACCATTTTTCAAGATCTTTTGCGCAATCTTCAAAATCTCCAACTGTCGGAGTAGTGTATAGATTATAATGCCCATTTGAGACAATTCCAGTGTATCTATGAGATTCTTGAAATTGATTATAAAGACAATGAATCCGAGCTTTAAAAATCCCACCTAATGGAGCTTTCACTCTTTCAAATACTTCATCATTTATTTGTGTCCAACCTTCAATCATCATCAATTCCTTTCAATAATATCATCAGGAAGCATGATTTGTTTTTGATTATTAATCATATGAATTGTAGAAAAATCCTTAACTATTTTTCTAATTCGAGTAAGACTAATTGGTTTATAATCCCAAACATCAACTCCAACATTAATACAATTTGCTTTTGTTTTAAAGAAAGTATGAAGATGACCACATAAAAATATTCTACTTTTATCAACAAGTGCGAGAGCTGGATCATGTACAATTACAAATTCATCAATTTCGAAATAAGGATAATGAACAGACCAAAAGCCAATATCAGTATAAAAAGTAGGATCTTTAATATCATGATTCCCCATTATCAAATGTTTTCTACATTTAATTTTTCTTGCCCATTCTTCAAACATTCCTCTATGAGATTTTGTATGCATTGAAAAATCTCCAGCAATATATAAGTCATCGTCTTCCTTTGCTACTTCATTAATATTTCTTATCAATGAAGCGTCCATATGTCTAACTTGATTATAAGGTCTATTACAATGTTCAATTATTCCATGATTGCCTAAATGTGGATCTGCAGTTAAAAATGTTTCACCCATGATTTATTCCTTTCTGTAATTCTTTCTCTGTTTCCTCTTGTCGTTTTTTAACTTTTTCTTCTGTCCATGGTTCGTCTGCTTTATGTTCTTTAATAATTTCAATTGCTCTTCTTAGAGCTTCTCCATGAAAATCTTCATAACCAAGATCGTATTGATAATAAATTTCATCTAAAACATCAGTTAGATCTCTCATAATTTACTCCACGATTTCACATTCAATTGTATTTACTTCATTTAACTTTGCCCAAAATCTCAATGGAATTCTTCTTGGTTTAAGATCTGCATGCCATTGTTGAAGTGGTTTTGTTGACTTTCGTCCATCAGGAAGAGTTAAATGAAATGTAACAGAGCTATATTTATTAGCTCCCTTCCTTATATATATTCTGTCAACTTTTAAAATACATCCAATGTCTAATTTAAGTTTGTCTACAATGTCATTATATTTAAAGTTTGTGTCTAATTTACGACCTTGTTCATTTCTTTTGAAATATTCATAATGCCACAATAGACTGTCATTCCTTGATTCACAATAAAGATTAAAAGACCAAGGTTGTATAAGTCTTAACCTCGTTCCTAATTCTGGTATAAATAGTCTCATATTTTCACCAACTTATCTTTGTGGTAGTTCTTTGTGGTTCATCGTCTAAGGAAATTTTAATAAATTCAATGATATAACCTAACTCACTCAATCTTGCCCATACCTTTTTTAGAGTCTTTGAATTTGGCATGTGTATTCCATGTTTTACAAGTACATAAGTTGCATCATATAAACATGATTCCCCATTTTCAGATCTATGTCTAATCTCTTTATCCAAAACGGTTATAAAATCATCTATTGAGTTAGAATGATTATTCTTTAAATACAATTCCCTTGCTTCGTTCGCTGTTATCATAAGATTTCATCGCCCTTGCCATTTGTTGTAGTGGAGACATTCCTTCTTCTAAATACATTTTTATGAATTCTTTACATTTTTTTTCATGTGCATAATATACTCTTAAATTGCATTGATAATCATATGAATTAAATGTAGTTTCATAATCTGTTTTCAATTCGCATATTTTGTTACATAAGAACCCCACGATACAATCATCGCAGGGATCATGCAATAATTCAAAATCAAGCATTATTATCCCATTTATAATGTTGAGTCAATTCATCATATAATGCCATCGCATATAATGGAGACAAAAACATTCCCATTTGATTGACTGAAGCATTAGAGTTTGGAGTTTCCCATAGTTTAACTTCATATAATCCTTTGAGTTTTCCTTCAAATTCCAATTGTCTCCAAATCCAATCACACATTACTTCAGCAGTTGGATTAAATTCAGGTAGTTCATCATTTAAGTATTTATGATCCAATGGTTCAATTACATATTTATTGATGATATTTTTAAGAGTTCCAAAATCCATTACCATTCCAGAGTGTAAATCAACTCTATTTCTAACAGTAATCTCCAATTTATATGTGTGACCATGAAGGTTTCTACATTTTCCGTTATAATTCAATAAATTATGGCATGAATCAAATGTAATAATTTTAGTTATCTCTGTATATGGGGTCTTTCGTGCTGCGTAATGTCTATCCATATGATGAAATACACAATAACCTTCTAAATTAGTCAACATAAAGTTGTCATGATTTTCATCAATGTGATGAACATTTTCAACTTCTTTATCACAACCATGAATCAAACATTTATTATCATTATGATAATAATTATATATTTCCTTATATTTCCATTTTAAAAATGTATATACATTAAATTCAGGGTGATCAACTCCTTTCTTATCTAACATTCCATTTTGTCTATTTTCATAAACACCATGTTCCCATTTTTTAGCAACAGTGTTTGATATTTTTTCAATGACTCCATCTTTGAACACAGGATTGTTATTTCCTCTTCTTCTCAAACCCATTACTTTATAACCTCTTCCTGGACAAATTTCTAACTCTCTCTTATGTACCAAAGAAGAATAACAATATAATCCATCATTTTCCATAATTACTTTTGGAATTTCATTCATATAATATGTAGAGTTTAATAAAAACCAGTCTATTCTTTCTGATACTATATTAATATATTTTACATGTTCTTCATCTGAACATGTGGATAAATGTGAATGTAATTGTTTAAATAAATTTCCACAAACTGGACATTTTTCCATATCATTTCTCCTTAAATTCAGTTACTAGTTCTTTAATTTCTTTAGATAATCCATCTGATTTTAGTTTCATTTGCTCCATAAGCATTTTTTGTTTAAATACTCTTTCTTGTGTTTCATATGCACTCACTTCTCTAACTGAAACATCAAGTGCTTCTCCTACCTTTTTTCCTTCTTGTTTTATAAGTTCTATAAGAAAGTCAATATTTCTATGACAAATATCATGAAGCATGCCTTGATGTATGGTTGGTTTAATGATTTCATCAATCCAATATGTTTCACCATGTCCTTTACAATTTGGACATATTGTACTGATAGTAATAGTCTCTCTTACATTTCTTTCTCCCTTACATATTTCACATTTTCCATCATAATATTTCATGATCTCTTACCCATATTCTTCATTTCTTCAAAGTCTTGAGCTAAATATTTATCTGCATATCTGCGAAGCTCTAAATACTTTGAATGGGACATCAATACAGCTTTATCTCTTTCATGTTTTCTTATAACAATAACCTTTGTCTCAACTTCATCTAAATACAATCCAAGATTATTTTTTAATTCAGTTGCTTTTACAAATTTAGTTTCCATTATAATCCCTCATATTGATCCAAAACAAATTCATTTAATTTATTTAAATGTTCTTCAATCTCTGTTTTAGTTTCATAGAGTTTTGTGACGTCGAAATCCATTGTTATAAGTTTATTAAGACGATGCCTTCTCATCAAATCTTTAACTCTTTCAACAGATAAAGTTGATTCTTCACTCAATCGTTTATATGATTCATCAAGTGGTTCTTTATCTCTATTTGATAAAAAGGATCTTAATGGTTCTCTTAATTTTGATAAATCTAAATTCTCTTGAATTTTCTCTTCATTTTTTGAATATTCAGAGTTCAACATTACCTTAGTAACTTCTGAGAAATTCTTATAACAATGTAGCAAAAATTCATCAACTGAACATAACTCAACCTGCCCATTTAAAGTAGATATCATTATCTCAAATGATATACTTCCTTTAAGGGCAGCTTTCAATTTCTTTACAAAATTGAGATATATTTTATCTCTATTTCTTTGCTTCAATACTTGGAATTGAATATTATTTCCTGAAGCAGCATTTGATAAATCAGCAAAACCAATATCACCATTATCCAATTCCTTTGAAAATTTTGATAATATTGAATTAAATCTTTTGCCTTCTGGCCAAGACTTTACAATAACCTTACAACTATTTCTAAATTCTTCAATTATACCCTGAGTCTTAATTGCAGCTTTTCCTGTAGTCAGTAATTGTTTAAGGTCTTCGTCTGAGGATATAATCGTTGAAGAAGATACTGGTTTGATTATAGGTTCTGTATCAATTGCTTTAAGTAACCATAATAGTCGTTGATGTAAATCTTTCAATTTATAACATGGAATATAAGTACGATATCCAAATCCAATTCCTTGTGTATAATCTCTTCCCAATAAACATACTGGGAACATTGATGGAAGAAAAATAGGTTCTTCGTCTAATTCAGATTCCTGTCTTTCAACATAATTTATCAATCTGAAAGAATTACTCATTGCAAATTTTGATAACTTTGCTTCAGTATATCTCATTGCAGCTGCTGGAGATGGTTCAACTCCTAAGTTATGTCCAAAGTTTCCTTGAGGATCAAGAAAACCTTGTTTAACCAATTGTGTAATTGTTCCATAACTTGTGCCATGTGGATGATAATGTCCAATACAATGTCCGTCTATTCTTGCTGACTTTACATATTTTTCTCTTGCAATCTCAAATGCTGAAAGAAGAACTCTCCTTTCAACAGGTTTGCAACCATCGTCTTTTAATGGGAAAGATCTAAATTCATTTACATATCTCCCATATGTTCTGTACATCTCTGGTATTAATTTATCCATAAAATTTAAATCTCCATGAATACAACTTCATCAAATTCCTCTGCTCTTGACAACCTTCTGAAGATTACCACATTTGCCATTGCATCAACAATAAACATAACCATTTCAAATGGTTTAATCCTTTCAATATAAGCATTAGCTGTCATATCTTTGTTGATTTTTTCAGCGTCTTTCAATTTCTCAACAAAATCGTGTACTGTAGTCTCCTCTGCTCCATTAGATAGAATAATGTGCATAATTTTACCCCGCTAATAACATTCTTTTGTGTTCAACATCTGTAAATAGTTTTACAATTTTATCCAAGTCTTGAGAAAAGTCAACTTGAATTAAATTGCGCGTCTTTTCATTCGTTGAAAAGGTTTCTAGTTGATCTGGATTAAATTCACCCAAACCTTTACACCGAGTAATTTTTCGGTTTTCGCTTTTCGCTTTTGATATTTCTTCATCAGTCCATAATGGTTGAAATATCTTCTTTTCATTAATTGCATATAATGGAGATTTACCCCAATATAAATGACCTTGTTTGATGATATCAGGCACAATTAATGCAAATGCTAAAATCAATAAAGCAGCTATATGATCTCCATCAGCATCAGCATCCGTAAATATTATTATTTTCTCATAACGAAGTCTACTTAAATCAAAGTCATTACCAACACCTGTCCCAATTGCTTTCATTAATTCACTTATCTCTTTATTTTTCAATATGTCAGCAGTTGTTGCAGCACATGGGATTTTACCCTTTAAAGGAAATATAGCATGTCGTTTAGGATTCCTACATGCAATTAACCCGCCCCCAGCAGAGTCACCCTCACATATAAATAATTCTCCCATACTTGTTGTACAATCTCTAAGTTTTGTGAATTTTGTAAATGCTCTTTTGCCATTATTTGAAACTTTCAATTTCTTATAATCCAACCTCTGTCTATAAGATTGAAAATGTTCAAGAAGTGTTTCTAATATATCTTGATTGGAATTAAAATAAGCTTCAATTTGTGTTCTCAATTGAATTGCCAATTTATCAAAATATGCTTTCTTATTTGTAAGCTTATCTTTTATCTGAGCAGAAAAATGTACTTCTCTAAGACTCAACATTAAATAAGCTCTTAATCCAACTAAACAATCATTTGGTTGAAAGTTATATCCTAGCTTTTTGCCTTTTGCTACAAATACATCTCTCAATATCTCATTAAAGAGATTGACATGACTTCCTCCCGATGTACATGGAAGCAAGTTCACAGATGATGCCACAACTGAGGATATATTACCCTTACCTGAATATGACATTAAAATATTAAATTTCTCTACTCCATTTCTGGAGTTAAAGGATAAGCGAGGAATTATTTCACCGTTTGTTCCATCTAAAACGTATTTATCATAATAATCTTTCAAATTTAATTTGAATAATTCTCTCTCATTATCTATATTCAACACAAATATAATATTTGGCATTTGAACTGAAGCGGTAATTAAACGAAGTCTGAGTCTATCAATATCAGGTAATATTTTGTCAAATATATTTGCATCAGCTTTAAATTCTATTTTTGTTGAATAGGGTGCTTCAAATCCAGGTTCTGTGTTATGAATCTTTTTAGTTTTAAATCTAGATTTTTCAAATCTAAATATTCCATGTCTTCCACCCCTATATATCTCTATCGTCATATTATCACTTAGAGCATTTACAGCAACAAGTCCAATTCCATGTAAACCACTTGAAATCTCATATGCTGTTTTATTATCTCTAAATTTAGCACCAGAGAATAATTTTGTAGAAATCATTTTTGGTACATTGTCAGATATTGGAATTCCTCTTCCATTGTCCAATACAGAACATGTCTGAAGTTTAGTATTTATATTTATAGCAATCACATTGACATGACCACCTTGAGCTTCATCACATGCATTATCAAATAATTCTTCAATAAGATGAGTCGGATGTTCAGTATGTCCTATATACATTTCTGGATTAATTTTAAGTTGCTCTATATCACTCAAGCTTCTTATATCTTTTGAGCTATAATCTTTTGTCATAATGTATTTTTCCTCATTAAATCATCTAATGTAACAGTTGTTTTACATTTTGTACAAACTAACATACCATATGCTACATCTGGTTGAAAATTAGATTCAACCCAATTATCTCCGTCTATTAAATTACCATCTTTGATCGTTACAGTCATATCATGAAATACAGTCTTTGTAGTGAAGAAGTTATCATTGTCACAATTTGGGCATTTATTATACATCGTTTTTCCTGTATGTTTCCCTAAGATTCATTAAAATATTTCCTAATACATTTTGTCCCTCTCCAGTTTTTAAATCAACTCCCCAATATGTATCCCTCCAATAATTTCCTTCAATTAATATTTTATCACCTGTATTTAAAAGCTTAGTTCTCAATTTTTTATCTGAGAATTTAGCATTAAGTCCTTTTATCATAACTTCTATTTTGACTTGATCCCAGTCCTCTCTCACTTTTACTTTTCTTCCAAGTTTTTTAGCTCTACTTGGAGATTCTGCTGCTACAATTTTTAAATGTTCTTCAGCATTTATTGCTTTACTTGCTTGATAATAATGTTCAACTGATCTATATGGGACGGCAAGAGGGTTATGAGAAGAAAACATAGCAAATTCACATTTATAAAAGTTCGATAAAAAACTGTATTCATTATTAAATATATTTATAATTTCGCTCATAACCCTCTCCTTATTTTAGATCATTGTGGTTTCTAATTCCTTCATTGCCTCATTCCATGCTTCAAAGTTTTTCATACCTTTTAACTCAGAAACAATAGATAGTCTTTCAATTTTATCTTTACCTGCGTCAAATACTTGATCACCAATCATGTCAGAAAGAAATCCTTTGTCATTAAATATATCATCAGCTAATGCACCTGTCATGTCAGAAACACCCTTTCCTTTCAAGGCATTAATTTTTTCTAACATTACTTTATCTATACACAAACCAGTTGCTTTCCATTCTCTAACTGATTCTCTTGCGCATTCATGTGCTGCGGTTTCTGCATAAGCTACAATTTCTCTAGATGACATTTTCATATTTAACTTCCTTTCTATATAGTTCTCTATAATTTTATATTCTAACTATAAATCCTGTCCTGTTAAGTGTCTCAACAGTTCCTCTTTGTTTATCAACTGCCCAAATAAGTTTCTTCGGAAGTCTTTTCCTATTTAACTCATTTAGATTTTCACAATAACCATCTGTGAAACCAAGAACTACGTCAACTGATAATTCTCTGAATCTCTCAAGTCCTGGCATTAACACTGTCCCGCCTCGTCCTTTAACTTTCATTTGAATATCAGCTAATCTTTTTATCTCATATTCTTTTTGAACAACTGTGTCATTTTCAATTACAGTCACGTGACAATTTCTATCATTCTCTACAAGACTTTTAATTCCAGAGAGTGCATCCATAATGTCTTCTTTAGATTGACTCCCTGAAGTATCTATAAGAACTCCAATATTAAAAGTGAGATCTCTTTTCTTTCCAGGAAAAGGAGATATTTGAGGTAAATCAAATTCCTTTAATATAAATGAATATGTCCTTTTTCTGTTTATTCTTGTAGAACAACTTTTGAATTTAGAAATCCTAGTCGCCTTAACTAACTTTTGAATGATTTGGTAATACGGAGCTTTAGGTGGTTGAAGTAATTCATTAATCAATTCATATACTCCAGCAGGTAAAGTCCCTCGCCCCATCTTTTTACTAAAATTATTTAGAGCTTGTCTTGCAATTTCCTGAGTGAAATTTTCAACCTGTCTTGCAAGAGTATTTGGATCAAGACTTTTTCCTCCACCTTCATCTTCTCCTTTAGTCCAACCACTGTGATCACAAACTAATGCTTTTCCAGTTAATCCTTTACTACTTTCTTCACCTTCTCCTTTATTATCATCTCCATCTTTATCATCTCCAGATTTACCTTTACCTGGCATATTGATTGAGATTTCTGTAAATTTAGTTTTCTCAAGAAGTTTATGATAATAAAACTCTGCTGCCTTACCTAATTCAAGTTTATAATTTTGAGGAAATTCAAGTTTCCATTTATCCCCTGCTATAAGAAGTTCCTTTGGAAAATCCTTTATTTGTGAATTAACACAACAATCGGATGCTGTATTCCAAATGTTCATCTTAGCTTTATGTTTATTAAAATCCATTTCATTAGCTAAAATTCTTATGAGTCGAGGTATATGTTTATTTAATATATGCATTCCCTCATGCTCTAAGACTAAAGATAAAACACTATCTTCAGTCTTAGCAACTAACTCAGGATTGTAACTTAAATTTAAAGTTCCATGACCTGTGCTAGTTATTCCCATAATACTTTTAAAATTAGGAACAGGAACTCTTCTGATTCTTGAAAACAGATAACCCCAATAAGAATTTTGTAATGTTAATTTAGCAACTAGGTTCTTTAATCTTACAGAACCATCAATGTTACTTATATCATTCATAAATCCCCCTATTTGGCATTACTTGCATCAACAATCTTTTGATAAAAATCCCTCTTATAATCTTTTGATTCTTTTGATAATGTTCTGTGGAGATCGGTCATATATTTAAACTCTTTAGTCGCTTTACCAAATGTATTAATTTGAGTTATAAATATTGCTGCTGTGTCGATTGGAATTGTGGTTAACAATTCAACAACATTCTTCTTTTCCTTTCTTCCATAATCAGGAAATGAAGTTGTGAGATATGTCAGAAATGCTTGCATGATCTCCCCAAGCTTTGCATTATTTTGATCTCTAACAAATCCTACAATATCTTTTCTTACTTTAGGATAACTAAAGAAGATATCCCTTGGAGATATATCTTTCATATCTCTTAAATAGTCCATAAACATCCTGGTCATACTTGTGTTTAAAAGACCTGAACATAAAACTTCTATTGCATTAAAGTTAGGTTTTATCCCACCTGTTTGCTCAAACCCCTTGAGAATATTAGAAACTCTTTCCCATGAAGCAGGATTTGCATAGACAGACCCAACCTTTTGAGATTTAAAGTCATATAAATAATCAGGATGCATTTGAATATATTCAATAACAGTTGTATGATAATTCGACTTCATTGCATAATTCAAAAAGTCCATAGGACTTACTTCAGTGTAAACATGAAGCATTCTCCTGAGTCCGGCAGCATCATCAAGATAATCCATTGTATATTCAGAGTCATCTGGATTATCAATTGAAACTATAAACCAACCTTTTGGAAAATCCATTAAATGAAGTTTACATTCATTTTGGACTTGCCACATTAATTGTTGCAATGAATGATCTCCACGAGAGAACTCATCAATTACAAATAATCCAAATGAATCTTTATTCTTTGGAACAAAGTCAGAATACAGCATTTTAAATGATGTATTACCATTATCAATTACTGGAAATGGAATAATAAAATCATCTCTTGATAATACTGGAGCATTGACTTTGATGATTTCAAATTCTTTATTCCCTTTAAACATTTCCTGTGTCAATTCTTCACATATTTGATAACAAATCTGTGTCTTTCCTACTCCGGCAGGACCTATGATATGAAAGGTTTGTTTTTCAATATCAATATCGTTATCCCAACACGTCAATGTGTTCACAATATTTGATTTAATTATTTCTTTTACTTTAGATATAGGTAATGTTGAAATATTTAGTTTCTCGAAGTGTTTTAATTCATCCTGTTTTTTATCTGTCATCTTTGATTTCCTTTCTAAAACATATCTCTTTTATCCATTGAGTTATTTATTCTTTCCCACATTTCTTTATATTCTTTTTGATACTTTCTGTTATGTTCGATTTCATTAAAATCTGGGTCAGTTACAACGTGAGACCTGTATATTTCCAATATCTTAGGACAAGGATCAGTACATACAGGTCTCACTAAACACGTTTCACACTCTTCTTCTGCAGTCTTAAAAGAAATGGGGTTCTCTGGTTTCGGTAAATTCGTTTTTCTATATAATTTAATTACTTCGTTCTTAGTCATTCTTAATGTTGTATTTTTCTCTTTCATTCGTGGCCTCTCTTTATTTTTCTTAAAGAAAAGTCTCTTAACTATATCGAGAACCATAAGGTCACCTTATACTTTTAATTTAATTAAAAGTTTAAATCATCAAACCCAAATCCAGTTTGAGCTGGTGGAGCTTGTTTTTCAGCAGGAGGTGATTGCTCAACTGATTGATTTTGGGGTTGAGCTTCCGGTACTGAATTTCCTCCAAAAGGAATATCATCTGCTGGTTTATTTAATTGAGATTCTTGAGTTTTAGGTGCTTGATCTGGAACTCCGAATTGTTGAGCTTGAGTTGGTCCTGCGCCTGCATATGAATTTGCTGCTGCGGCAGTTTGAGCTGCTCTTGTCTTTGACCAATCAAATTTTTCTTTAAATTTTTCAACTATACTTTTGGTAATTTGCATAATCTTTTCAACTGCATCATCAGGAATTTGAGTTCCAACTTCAAATTTGAATATATTTACAGTGCTATTGAAAGATGAAGTTGCGATATCCCTTGTGATTTTGGTCACAACACGACATTGATTGATATGCTTCTTTTCCCATTCTTTACTTTCTTCAGTTACCGGTTGAACAATTGGATTGAGTTCCAATTTGGTTAGGGTATTTAAATGATCAGAAACACCCACATATCTCATTCCCTTTCCACGAATAAATCCAAATACTGGTTTTCCTTCTTCAGTTTTAAATGGATTTCCGGACTCATCACATAAAATACCAACTACAATGAGTTGTGCTCGGCATGGTTCACAATAAGGATTTAATGCTCTTTCATTTGCGTTCATTCCACAAACATTTCCGCTGCTTCCTTTATGAGGCAAAGGACCATCTTGGAATGAAAAGCATTCTATTTTATCTTTCTTATTTACTTCAACTGATTTTGACAAGATCTTTTTTGTCAAAGTTACAATCATATTAACACTGTCCATATTATATTGGACTCCTCTAATATGGAATTTCCCTGCTTCTTCAATTATTCCAAGGTGATTCTTTCTTGAAGAATGTCCAATATAAACTGCGTGAAAAAACTCATCTTCTGGTTTAACTGGTTCTTTATTATCTACGCCAGTTCCTGAAAATTCATCTTTGTAGTCATTCATGTTAAGTGCCATCGTGTTTTCCTCCTTAAAAGTTATTTTAAAAGTTAAAGATAATGAAAGTTATCTATTTGGAATTAAACAGAAATCTGAACTTTCTCTATCTTTGGGTATTGAAATAATGCTAAATTGGTTATTAAACCAGCATTTAGTATTCTTATTCATCATTTCAGTTGATAAAAATTGGTGTGTGTTTTCATAGTCAGGTAATGCAGTCAAATCTTTATTTTCAATTGTCAATGGTTTTATCTTCTTAACTTTGTCGTTTGCGATACTTCCTTTTATAAGTTTTGTATGAGGACAATATATTATAACCAGTCTATTCCCTACCATCCTAAATATTTCATTTTTATAAAAATAGGTATTCGTATCTAAGTCAAATAATACTCTGTCAGCAGTCATAACTCTATCAATGGAAGTATGTTCTCTGCATAAAATTCCAGATTTAGATTTACATGCTTCACATTCGTCAGAATTAATTGTTGAATTCCCTCCTCTTAATTCAAAATCCTTTTCAGCCGCTTTTGAAAAATAGAAAAGTATTTTTCCTCTGTTTAGTAAAAATTTCATTAGTGTAATCGGATAAACGTCCACATTCATCGACTCTACTAATCTTTCAATCGAAACTAAGTTCATAATTCACCTCGTTAAATTCAAAATTACGTAGGATATAGATATAACATTTTTTCTAAAGACGTACAAATAAATTAAAAAGTTCATTAAAAGTTTTCCTAAAGTTGTTTTAAAAGTTGTTTTAAATTTAAGCGCAAAAAAGTTTTAAATTGTTTTAAAAGTTGGGAGAGCAGACATAATGTCCACTCTCCCTAAGAAACCCACCTGCATAGAGGCGGTAAAATAAGATCTTGTCACATCATTCCATAAGGAATACCGAGCAACTAGTTCTTATTATTAAATATAAATATATATAACAAGGACTACTTACCCAAAATTCTTGCTGGGGTTCTTCGATTGCCAAGATCGATTTCTAAGTTCCCTGCCATATGATTTACAGCTTGTTTTATTCTTTCTTTGGTTTCAATTTCCATATATTGATCTGTATAATTTAAAGCAAGTCCACCCTTCAAATTAATAACAACTCCGTCAGGTGTTTGATCAACCATAATTAAATCGCTCCGAAAACAATTTATTGTAACTGGTCCTTTTTTAATTACTACACTATCTTCTTCAGCTGCCATAATTTTATCCTTTCATTAAATTCGCAGAAATTTCAATTCTCCACTTATTCGTCATTTGTGTTATCATAAATAATGATATTTCTTTGTTACAAATGTTTAGAAAATGGTTGATAAGTGAATCTTTACTATACATTAATGATCTATTTGTTATTTGTTCTATTAACTTTTGGAAATTATCTTTATTTGAAGTGAAGAAATCTTCTACATCTAATGATACAATATTCTTTAACCCAAAGGATTTCCAAATTCCTGTTATA